GCATGACAGCATCGTAGTCGTCGAGGATGACACCGCCCGCCACCTTGACCATCTTCACCTCACCGTTCTTGATGCCCAATGCCTCAGGCAGCATCACACTCAGACGGGTGTCCATGCAGGTGACGATCAGCGTCTTGCCCGATGGCTTTCCGTCCGTGATGTGTTTCTCGTAACCTTTGCCGGCAACGAAGCGCCGGTTGTTCTCTAAAATTTCGTCTATCATAATTGTATTGTAGCTTTAAATTGTCTGTATGATTTGTGTGTTGTCAATACTCGATTATTTTATAGGGTTTCAGAATCCATCCACTTTCTCCTGCCTCCAAATGATATTGTACCTGCCGCATCTTGTTGGTGCCTTTTATGGGGAACCGGCGACAGAGGCTGTTCTCCACAATCTCCATTTCGTCATGTCCGGCATATTCCTGAGTCAACTTTTGGTCATCCTCAATCTTGGGCAGATAGATTTGGCTGAGCGACTTCCCATTGTTGGGACTATAGGCTATCAATGCGCCACATCGCTCCGGCTTAGTGGGGCGCAGGAAAACATACACTTCTGGGTAACCATCAATATTCAGATCTCCTATCTCGACATGGTTGACTTTATATCCATTCAATTCATTGGATATGCTGTCATTGACAACACTAAGACCATGAGGAAGGATGCAAACATGATGATTGTTATAGACAACCTTGTATGATATACCACTGCCAGGATAGTTCAGAGTTTGCTCATGATAGAAGTATTTTTGACTTGGATGGCTGAGACTCTTGGCTGAATCGCAGTCAGACCGTTGTCGTTCTGTTAATGCATTCTCCGAACTCATCTTGCCGAGAGCCGTCTGACGATGTACTCCACATGACCAGAGCATTGCAGACAGCATTACCAACGTCAAAAACTGAATTTGCTTCATACGCTTGCAAGTTTAGAAGTCATTGTTAACGATTTCCTTTCCGAAGGGTGCCAACGCCAGTCGCATCAGCCGGAAGTGCATCTTACCCCATGGAAAACCGACAATGGTGATGCAAAGCAGCAAACCCAAACCAAGATGTGTCAGTGCAATCCAGAAGCCGCCGACGAAGAACCAAAGGATGTTCATGAACATATTAAGGCACCCACCGTCCTGTGGCTTGTCAACAACATGCGAGCCGAATGGCCATAACGCAAGGATTCCCAAGCGCATGGTGGCGATGCCGAAAGGGATGCCGACGATGGTGATCATCAGCAACAGCGAGGAAACGAAATACTCGACCGCGATGCCGAATCCTCCAAAGATGAGCCAAATGATGTTTCCCAATATTTTCATGTCAGTGATTCTTGTTTCAAATGACGAATGCTTTTACTTGCAAAGATAATGAAAATCACCCAAAGCAAAGAATAGAATACAAAATTCATCTTCCTGCTCTATATGCGTGTGAATTCTAAAATGCGCTCTCTCCTCTATGTTGGCAACTGAAAGGATACCAAGCAGATAGTTCCAAACTGATTTTTCCTTTCGGACGAAATTAGGACGAAAATTAGGGGGCAAACTCTTGTGTGTTTCTGAGGATTATCTTATCTTTGCAAGGTCAATGATTGCTCTGCTACATTAAGCTACAATAAATTACTATTATGCTACAATATATATTGTATCTAATAAGCTGATTTTCAGAGGCGATATATTAGGCTACAGAAATTAGAAGCATTTAAGGCCATTAGCAATTCTGATATTTTGTTGGTTCTTTGTGTCGATGATATGTATTGAGAGCATGATTGGACAATAGGCGATAGGATTGCCTCATGATGGTTGTCTTTAGCGGTGGTTTAAGCTGTGATTTACTCCAGCCAACCCATCCTACGGACAACAAGAGAGGTGCTCAAAATCGCTTATGGACGTAGATAAAAATGTTAATATAACTAAATACAGATGTTGAACCCTGCTGACTTTCAGCGAGATAAGAGGGTTCGTCCACAGACGATGGTCGGACGATAAAGGGTCCATTAGGCCACTTTTTATAAAATTAGGCATCTGATTATCAATGAGTTAAGTGGGGTGGTAGTTGTAATATAAATCCTGCCTCCGCAACTATAATGGCGTAATGAGTTGGAAAACAACAATTTACGTCATTTTTCGTTTCCAAGGTGGGACGAAAATGGGACAAATTAACGTTATACATTGTTACCGATGATGGAAACAATGTAAAAAAAATGTTTCTACCCGAAAAAGGCTCTTCATCAAAAAAAGGCATCGTGGATTTCACGATGCCCAAACTTCATAAAGGTAAAAAATGGTTCATTGACTTCTATGCCTTTGACCCAGTCCAGGGGCGGATGCGACGAAAGAAGTACATGCTCGACCACTTCGAGTCCTCGAAGGGACGGTCGGAGATGGCCACCGTCATGCTTGCGGAACTTTTCCACAAGCTCGTAGCAGGATGGAATCCTTTCTCCACGACCGTGGACCAGCGGGCTTACACTGAGTTCTCCAAGGTTGTCACCCGTTATAAGGAGTATGTTGAAGCCTCGCTCCGTAATGAAACCCTGAAGCGTAAAACCGCCATCGACTATCTCAGCCGGTTGCGTCAACTCCTTCTTTATATCTCAGAGACCGGGCTGGAGATAAAGTATATCTATCAGTTCGACTCAGGCTTCTGCACGGACTTCCTCGACTACCTTATATATGACAAGGATGTCTCGGCCACGACCCGCAACAATTACCGCACATGGCTTTCTGTATTCTCCAGTTGGCTGCGTGAGAGAAAGTATATTCCTGACAATCCCGTAGAGAACATTCACAATCTGAGGGAGAAGGACAAGTTCCGTGATGCACTCACTGCTTCTGCACTCAACAAACTCCGTGATTACCTTAAGAAGGAAAATCCTCCATTCTATCTTGCCTGCATGATGGAGTACTACACTTTCATCAGGCCGGACGAGTTGCGTTATATTAAGTTGGGAGACATCAGCGTCTCTGAGCAGACGGTCTACGTGAGCTCAGAGATATCCAAGAACCGGAAGGGTCAGACCGTTGCTCTCAATGATGCCGTTATACGCATCATGATTGAGCAGCGCGTCTTCGACCATCCCTCTCAGGAGTATCTTTTTGGGCATGACTTATGCCCTGGTCCGAGGCAGATTAACATCAACCAGTTCCGTTTGGAGTGGGTGAAGGTCCGGAAGGCTCTTAATTTCCCTGATTCCTATCAATTCTACAGCCTGAAGGATTCAGGCATTCGTGACCTCGCGAATGCCGAGGGCATCATCTATGCCCGTGACCAGGCACGTCACTCTGACGTGGCAGTGACTAACCGCTATCTGAAGTCTTCCTCTACTGTACACGACCAGACTAAACACTTTAAGGGGGAGTTATGATCCCTCACGACTTCCCCCAACCTTGAAAAAATGGCAAAACAAGTGCTAATATATTGCGTAGAAGTAGCCTGTCTTCTCCTTGTCGATACCTTCGTTCGATACCTCTATCTCTATCTTCTCGCAGATGTACCGCTTATTCCTGAAGGTATATATTTTGGTAGGGTCCGGGATGTCATCACAGCAGAACTTGAAGCTTATTTGGTTGTTCTTGTCTACTGACGTGCTTGTGAACCTTCCTGTGCTCTTTACAGTTCCGCCTCCGAACTCTGACCCACCCAGATAATAAGGGAGAGCCTCCAGCGTCAACGATCCGATTTCAGACCGGATGGTGTAGTCGGGGTACATCCTCCAGTCCGTGTAGAGGACAGGTACACGGTATTTGGTGTCCTCGCTGTCCGAAGTCTTCTTGTCATAGGCAATCGCCTTATGGTCTCGAAGGTTCACGACGTTGTTGGCCACGAATGCCACCGGCATCTTGGAATCGTCTGATTCCTCGGAAGTCTCTTCCGTACTTCCCTCCATGGCATCCTGCACCGTGTAGTAATATTCACCATCGTCGTCGACGCTCATCTCCTCCAGGCTCTTTTCCACCTCGTTGCTTACTGATGGCACGACCATCCATGGATTTCCCATCTTGTCTCCCATCACTTCCCAGAACTTGGCATTCTTTTCCTGGTTCTTTCTTTGGTATATTGCAACCGGTATGATGTTCAGTTCCTGGAACGTCTCGCTTTCCATGTCCCTGATGATGGGATTGAAGTATCCGCATTGCGTCCTTCTGACTTCCGTGTCCTCGGAATCCGGGTCTCCCTTTGGGAGTTCTGCCCAGATGTAGTAGTCATATCCCTGCTTGAATATGGTGGTCTTCCTTTCCTTCTCCGTCATCTTCTCGGCAGCGGCAACCAGGTCATCCATGCTGGCATACTCCTTAGTGACGTAGTTCTTCTGCACAGACTGTGAGATATATTCCCGCCAGTCTCTGTTGACAGCATTGTCAAATGAATATTCGATGTTTGATGTCGAGATGTTGTCGAGACCGTCTTCGTCATATTCCACGCTGAAGTCATCCTCACATTCATAGGATACGGTGTCGTTGTTCATCAACTCGTTCGTCGCGATGATCTTTACGCTTTTGTGTATCTCGTCGAAGATGAAGGAAGCGTTGAAGAATTTTCGGAGCTCGTCGATGAATTTGTACACTGTCCAGTGAGGAAGAGCGTTGGCGATCTTCCCACTTTTGCAGGCGCTGACGACCACCAGCCTGTTCCATGGGTCTTTGTCTATATCGTTCCTCTCGATGGTGTACCCCTCATATTCCATTACTTTTTTGAGGACGTATGTAAGGTATGGCTGCACTGCGCAGTTGCTCATGTAACTGTACGTTCCCGATGGATATTTGACTCCATTGATTTTGATTTTCGAGAATTTTGATACGGCAATCCTGTTTGCCATTATCTCATTCGTCTCGTCGTTGACTGGACTCATGACACATACATCCTTCTGTCCGACGTAGTTGGCCGTAGACAAGTCCACGAAGACGAGCCACTGGAACGTGTCCATGGAAGGCATTTCTACTCCGGCATTCTGATATATGGTTTTGTTGATCCCGGTGTCAAGCTTGACAACGGGATAGTTGATCTCGTCGATATAGTGCTTCTCGAACTTCGCGTTGTACTTGATCCGTGACTTCCCGCCTACTATCTGCAGATATACCTTGTCCTGGTCAATCTTCGTTACCGTCCCCTTGCCGCTGATGATGAGCCGGTTGTCAGCGTACAATTTGCAGTCCTCGTATTTCGGGAGTTTCTTTGCAACGTCGATACGGTCGACGTTGGAGAAGATTATTTTGTTTTCAAGGATGGCCATGGGAAATTGCACATCGTATGTGTAACTTCCCGAATCCTTCACGAACTGGTTCTCATAGGTTACCTTGATTTTCTGCGTCGTGTCAGGATAGGCCTTCTTGTCATTGATTGTACAGTATATCATATTCCTTTAGCCCATTATTTGTTGTTCTGCATTTTGTCCCAGCGACGTTCCTCCTTCTTGAAATATTCCATCGAGAAGAGGACTTTGATGCCGTCTTCGAGTCTCTTGTCTAACTTGTCCATGGTGTCACGTGCCTGGTCCATGGTATCGGCCAGCTCGCTGTTGTCGTTGCTTACGTTGACGACGGGAGCGACGACGGCGCTGCCGCCCTGCCCCAGTTGCCTTGTCACGTCATTGGCGGTCAGGCTTCCCACGGTATTCGTTCGCTGCGCATGGTCGATGAGTTGCAACACGGGCATGACATTGGGATTTTCCAGCGTCTGATGGTTGGCTACGAACTCCCCTTCATGCACGATGCCGGCCCGGCGACGGAAGTTGCTGCCGCCGGTGAAACCGCCCGAATAGTAACCTGCCTCCTCTGCTGCGTGCTGTTTCTTGATGGTCGCGATGTTGAGCAGACCAGCGGCCATGGCGATGCCAGCCGCGATGGGCGCAAGAACCATATTTCCCGGAGCAGGAAGTTTCATTGCAGATGAATATGCATTCATTGCTCCTAATATCATCGACGCTGTAGCCTGCGCCAACTCGATTTTCATCGCCTTCTTGTTGTACTTCGTCTTGATCTTGGCTATTTCCTTCTGTTCTTTCTCCTCCAGTTTTTTCTTCTTGGCCGAGTTGTTTCCTGCTGCGTTGATCTGCTTCTCGTATTTCTTGGTGACGACGTTCTGCTCATATTGCGACTGCGCGTTGAAATATGACGACATGCCATCAAGAATCTGACTGATGGAATCGAAGGCAGCCTGCGCCTTTGACGTGACGCCTTCCATCATCGTGCCGAATGCCATGGACTTTGCCTGTTGGAACTCCTCGAAGTTCTCAGCGTCCTCACCATACATATCCTTCAGTTGGGCGACGGTATCTTTGTAATGTACGATATCGCCTATAAGATAACTGCCCAGGGTGGGTTTTGTCTCACCCTCTTCTGCAGATGCGTAGTTGCTTGCCGTCTGGTATGCTGTCTGAGCATTCCTTCTCACTACCTCGTTATGAGAATTGTTCTTTGCCTGCTCAGATTTTTGCAGTTCATAATTGAGTTCAATTTGGTGCTTCATCTCCTGGTACTCCTTTTCCTTGATGAGTTTCTGCTTCAGCAGGTCATCAAGTCCTTGGAGTTCTATCTTCTTCTGAGTTTCGATATCCGTCTTTCCCCATTGCTCACGGTACCGGGCGAGTCTTTCCTGGTACTGCTGCTGCAGGCTCACTGAGTGTTCCTGCTGCATCTGTTCCATCTCGTCGCGTGCCTCAATCCATTCCTCGGAACCGGCCTTCAGGGATTCAATCTTCTTCTGTTGCGCTGCCATGTCGATTTGGAACAGACGTTCCTGCAGCGCAGACTCGTTCATGTATATTTCTGAGGATGGATTGTAGTAGTCATCGTTGGCCAGTGCTTTTTCCTTGGCCTTCTGGGTCTCAATCTCCTTGATGGTGGCCTTTTGCCGGTCCTCCATCTTCTTCAGTTCCTCTTCCGCTTTCTTCTGGTCATACTCGCTGCCGTCCTCACCATATTTCTCATAGACTTTCTTGATGGCTTCATAGCCTTTCTCAGCTATGTCGTGCTTGGCGTCGAGATAGTCCTTGTAGAGTTTCTGGCCTGTGGCGTAAGCATAGGTGTTGTCGGCCTGTTCCTTGGCCGTCTTGTCTTTCTCTTCCTCAATCTCCTTTTTCATGGCGGCTTTACGTGCTGCTTCCTGCTTCTTGCGCTCTGCCTCCAATTTTTTCTTCTCTTTGTCTGTTAATCCTCCACCTCCGCCATTGCCGTTATCCTGCTTTTCCGGCTTCGGCTGTGGCTGGTTTGCTTCTGCCTTCTGTATGTCGTTACCGTATATATCCTCGATGGCCTTTGTCTTTTTGTCGATTTCATCGACCTTTTTCTGTGCCTGCTGAACCCTTTCTTCGGCCTTCGAGATATTCTGACTGAGGAAGGCAGTCTCTGCCTGAGAGGGTGCCATCCGTAAAGCACCATTACTCTTGCTGATTCTCTTTTGAAGTTCAGCAGCCTCTTTCTGGGTTTTCTTCGCGTCCTCCAGTGCGAGTTTTGCATCTGCCCGTTGCTTGCCCAACTCCTTCAACTTGTCTTTTGCGCCCATTACCTCATACATGTGCATGAGTGACTTGATGTATTCGTCGAGCCTCTGCTTGTTGGCTACATATCTTTGGCGAGTGGCATCCAGTTTGGCGTTATACCCTGGTATGATGGAATTGAGTTGGTCAGCGGCCTTCTTTCTTTCCTTCATGGAGAGGTTGCCGTTGTTCATGGCCTTTTCTAGCGTCTTGATGCGTTCATACTCCTCAACAGTCCTTTCAGCAGCGGTTTTCTTGATGTCATTGAGTTCCTTCTGTATCTTTACCTGGTCATTGGTCTTTCTCGTTAGGTCTATTAGTAATCCTACAAGTATACCTACTGCAGCTGCTACGATTGCATAAGGATTCGCTTTCAACATGTTGAATAAGTTCTTTGTTGCAACTTTAACTTTATCTGCCCAAAATGCTTGCAGCTTATCCACTATGATCTTTCTTTGCGCTACAACAATATACAAACCTATTGCTGTTATGGTACTTGCTAGTGTTACTCCATATTTGCTTATGAACTCGACCAAAATTGACAGCGCCTTCACGGCCAGTGAAGTGGTCGTTATTCCGTATCTTGCTATGGGCAGGAGTTTTTGTCCGAGTTCGATGGTTATTTCCTTGAATGCTTTCTTTGCCTTGTCAATCTTCGCGGCTTCAGTCTCATTCTGCACATTGAACTCGCCGATGACGCTTGTGCCAGCGGCATAAGCCTTATTGGCGGTGTCCTGAGCCTCCTTTACCTGGTCAAGGTGTGTGGCTACAGATGAGAGTACACCGACGGCACGGGTACCGTCCAGGTTCATTTCCTGAAACATGGGAGCCAGTGAGTCGAAGCCGCCTTTATTCTGCATCGTCTGCATGAAGGTGAGTAAAGCTTCGTTGGCATCCGTCTTCAGCATCTTCGTGAATTTAGCCACGTCGACACCGGCGATCTTGGCGAACTTCGCAGGGTTTTGGTACATCTTCGTTATTAACTGGCTGAACACTGTGGAAGATGTTGCTTCCTCCTGCATGTTCTGGTCAAGGGCCGATGCTATACCCATGATCTCAGCCTGTGACATATTTGCCTGTCTTGCCACACCTGCGAGGTCGGCAGTGAAGTCGACGATATATCCGGCGTTGGCCGAAGAACTCTGCGCAAGTTCATTGACAGCAGAACCGGTCGCCAGCATGGCGCCGCGCAGTCCTTTCGTCTTGTTCTCGCCGAAGACCTGTGCCAACTTACCGATCTTGTCGACGGCACCCTGCCCCAGGTCGTCGCCCAGTGCGACGCCGATTTTGTCGGCAGCGTCGACGAATTCCTCGATGCTGTCCTTTGCTGTGATGCCCAGTCGTCCTGCCGCTCCAGCAAGTTGGTTGAGTTCCTCCCTCGATGTGCGGGTGTTCATCTTCTTGAAGTCCTCATTCATTTCCTCCACCTGCGCCATCGTCTGACCGGTGTACTTCCGCACATTGTTCATCTCCTGGTCCATCTCCGTATATGCTTCCACGCATTTACGAACGGTCATACTCAGACCGGTGATGCTGCTGAGAAGAGTCGTAATAGCCACGGCATTTTTATTCATGGACTCGGCGAACCTTGACCAAGTACTACCTTTAGAAGCCACACTCTGCTCTTCTGCTACTGCAGAGAGTTGTGCCTTCACCTGCTTCAACTGGTTTTCCAGACGTTTGTATGCCTCGGTTCCGCGGTCAGTCTCTCTCAACCGCTCGTTGAGCACCTGAACAGAATACTCCATGTCCCGGATTTTTGCCGTACTCAGATTCTTGAGCGTCCTGTCGATGAGGTTTAATTCCTGCTTTGTCTTCTCTGTATCATTATTAACTCTTCTAACTTCCTCATTGTATCTGTCGATGGCCGTATTGACCTGCTGCTGAGACCTTTTGATCTCTGTGATCCTCGTCTGGATTGTCTTCAGTGAAGTCGCAGCTTTCTCATATTCTTGAGTGTTCGGCTTTGTCTCGTCCATCTGACGTTTCGCCTCTGCTGCTGCTGCCGTCAGTTCCTTCATGGATGACGTGTTGAGATTGCCCAGAACGTTGCTCAGATTGTGGGCGGCGGTCCGTGCCTGGCTCATCTCGGTGTAGTTTTCCTTGCTTTCGGCCCTGATTCCGGCGATGGATGTCTTTACAGACTGCAGCTTCTCGTTGAGTTGCTTGAAGTATTCCGTGTTCTGCGGAGTCTTCTGCATCTCAGCGTTCAGCATCCTCTGTGCCTGTTGCAGTTGTACGAGCGATGACGAGTCCATGTTTTTGATGACGTCGATGACGTTCGTGGCCTGTTTCTCCAGTTGCCGCATCGACTTCTCATTCTGATTGATCTGCTTCTGCAGAGCATTCACCTGAGTTTTGGAACTGCCACCATTGATAAGCTTATCACGTTGCTTGATAAGATCATCAGTCTTCTGCTTCAAGTTTTTCAGCCTGTTCTCGGCCTCAGAAGTATTCAGTTTTACGTTAGTAACGAATTCATTCCAGTTGTTTGCCATATCCAATCTATTATATGGCAAAAATATGAATTGGGTAGTTCACTTAAAAATACGAAAAAAGCCAAAGATTACTTTGGCTTAACTATTGGGGTGCAACTTTTTATGCCTCTGTCAATGAGCTTTTCAACTTCATCACTGCTCATGTGGTATTCTTTTCCTGCCCATTCTATTATCTCAGGACTGATTTTATCTTTTATTTCCTGTGTTGAAACATCAGGACTTGTTCTGTTACCATGCAGGTATTCATACATCGCTATGCTTTCAACATGATTAACTCTGTCGACCACGAGACTTTCTATAATAGATATTTGTCTCTCATGCTCAGTCATGGGCTTTGAAGGAGCTGAAGGCCAACTGCACTTGAATGCCTGCGGCAAATAAACTATTGCCGTGGCCACTAATCCAGCCATAATAATTGTCGTAATCATACTCCTTCTTTTTTTCTCTATTGCAAATATAAGTATAAAATCTAATATTAGCAAGTTTTTCACGACCTTTTTATAAAAAGGAACTGCCTTCTCAGGCAGTTCCCCCTCCCAAACAATCTTCTTACTTACTAAAAACTAAAACCTAAAAAAACTAATCAACAATCAAAATTCATTTGTCTACAATAACATATTGTTCATATCCTATCTTCGCGTGCGGATTGAAGTTGACGATCTTCACCTTATAACCCTTAGTTCCCCATTCCCACCAGAGGAATTTATGTTTGTACTCCCGGTATACTATAGTAGTGATGGAATCCCTTACACTGTAGGCCAGCGTCGTGTCGGGAGGATGCATGTTCAGCGTGAGGTGAGTCCATTTGTCTGAGTATTCATAACGGCTGGAGGACTTGGCCTCCAGTCTTACCGTGTCATGAATCTCTGTGCCGCTGCGCTGTTGTGACTCCACTTGAGACAGTCTCAGTCTTAGATCCTTTATGAGTTGCTTGTCTGCGAGCTCACGCTTATAGGATGCCTTGTCTATCTTGATTACAGGAGACGTGGCCACGGGTATCGAGTCACGGATCGTGTCCTTCTCTAATGCCGGCGCTATCTGAGCGTGGGCCAGTTCCACGCTAAGTCCATTGTTCTCATCCTTCAGCTCGCTGTTCTTGGAGTTGAAAACTCCTATTGCTATCAGGGCTACGATGACAGACAAGATGCTTACCCAGTATTTTCTGACGACTGTCAATATGTGCATGATAATTCTTATTTGATGTCCTTGTACTCTTCCTGCGCGTCGAAGCATGGGCACGCCTTTACCCATTCGTTCGGCTCTATCTTTCCGTCGTGGTTAAGGTCCGGCGACAGGTCCCGATGGCCGCAGATCCGCGAGCCAGGGAACTGTTTCACCAGTTTCCGCAGCAGGTCGTTCAGCATTCTCTTCTGTGCCGGAGTCCTTGTGTCCTTTGGCGTTTTCCCGTCTTTGTCCACTCCTCCGACGTATGCCACGCCGATGGAGTTGGCGTTGTGACCATAAACATGGGCTCCGACCTCCGTAACCGGCCGTCCGGCGTGTACGCTGCCATCACGGTATATCACGAAGTGGTAGCCGATTTTCTTCCATCCCTTTTTCCGGTGCATCCTGTCGATGTCGGCCACGGTCACGTCACGCCCCTCGGGCGTGGCAGTGCAATGCACTACAATCAGATTAATCTTTCTCATTGTCAGTCTTGTTTTTGACACTCTCCTCGATGTAGTTCTTCACCTCGCCCCATTTGCTGTGGATGTACATGGTGACGCCGAAGACGCTGCCGGCATAGACCAGGCACTGGGCGACATACCAGAGGACGCTGTCCTTCACCTCGTACTTGTTGAGGAAGAAGCACAGGAAGGTGAGCAGCACGCCGCTCACCAGCATCGCCACGGCCGAGCCGTATTGGATCCATTCTTTCGTGTTCTTTTGCATACTGTCCCTCCTGTTTTTATGGCGGGGGCGGCGGACATGGGAGCCGCCGCCCACACCCGTTATGCTGTCGCCTGTGCCACGGCTGTGTCGATCTCAGCCGTCGACAGCGCGCTGTCGTTCGTCGCCGCCCCAGGGATGCCCAGGGCCGTGATGTCGTTCTTGGTCACTGCCTCCGAGCCCGTCACCATACCGTGAGCGTCCGTCGTCAGCTTGCGGAAGCCGCTCGTCTGATGGTGGTTGGTAGTGGCGAACGTGTAGGCCGTGGCCAGCTTGTTCAAGTCCGCCTGATACACCACCACCAAGTTCGTGCCGTCCCAGTAGTAGGCCCGTCCGTCCACGGTGTTCACATAGAGCTTGTCCGTATACGGAGCATTGCTGTTGCTTGTGTCGTTGTATTTATCCCGGCCTTCCCAGTTGTTGAAATACGTGCGCGTCATTCCGTTGACAACGCAATAGGCGAACGTCTTAGCGCTCTTCACAAACACCACCGAGCCGCTCCCGCTGCCGCTCGTTGTCGCGATCGTCGCCGAGTCTATGGTTCCGCCAAACGGCAGCACCGAGTGGCCTCCCTTGTTCATCACGGCAGCCAGTCCATCGCCCGTATCAGAACCCGTAAACGTCTCCAACGCCGTGATTCGGTCATCCAGGCCGTCGAGGTTGTTCTGCAGCCCCGTCACGTTGCTGATCGGGTGCGTGTGGTTCTTTGCCGCTGCGTCCGTGATCCCGTAGCCGCCAAGGGTTGTCGGTTTCCCCGTCACACCACTCCATGGCACCTGTGCGGCTTGTCCTGCCGTGTATTCCATATATCCCGCGGCGCTCGACAGCTTGCTCTCGTCCACCACGATATACATCCGTCCCGTCGACTGCACCTTCACCGTGTCGCCGAGCTGCACCTGTGCCGTCGTGAGCTTGAATCGTGCCGTGTCGTCAGCAACCTGTACCAAGCGCTCCAGCGCGCCCTGCGGGATGTGCGAGATGTCGATCACGCCCTGGATGCCGCTCGCCAGACACTTGCCCGCCACGATCGTGCCGTCCTTGATCTTCTTCGTGTAATACTTCAAACCGTCTTGATCCAAATACTTAGCCATAATTATTCGTTTTTATGTGTTAATGTTATGTTGTTGTCAATGTCATTACAACTGATGCGCGTCGCACACCATCGTTCCCCATGAGTTCCCTTGCACGTGGAACCACGTCACGTGCAGGTGGCATCCGCTCTTGGTGTTCAGGCTTGAAAAGTTCGTTGTCCTAAAGATCCCGAACCCGTCCGCGCTCACCAAATTTATCTTCGCTACACTGTCGGCGCGGAGCATAATGTCCATGTACAGCGTGTTTCCCATGCTCTGCCACCCGTCAGGGAGCTTGAGACTCAGCGTAGCGGAGGTCACAGCCGTGGAGTCAGCTCTTACGTAATAGTCGTTCCCGAAGTTGAGTGTCGTGGAGCTGTTGTTCACTTTGACGCTCACATACTTTGTCAGCCTCACGTTCTCTTTTCCTGCCGCCAACGTCTTCACCTTGGCCCACAGCTGTCCGACCAGCCGCTTCACCCCGTTCAAGTCCAGATATTTCGCCATGTTGTTTTAGTTTGTTATCGTTTCTATATCAGCCTTTCTTGTTATCTCGGTCAGAGTAGCCTTAGGAGCCGCCGTTGTCACCACGGCCGCCCGTGTCACCGTCGTCACCGTCGCCCTTCCTGCCCTCGCTTCGTCGTTTACCTTTGCTCCGTCGTTTGCCGTCGCCCTGTCGTTTGTCGTCCCGTCCGTCGCCCCGTCGTTTGTCGTCCCGTCCGTCGTCCCGTTTCCTTTCCCGGTCTCGTTCTGTACGGCGCTGTATAACAGCGCCCCATCGTTTGCCCCGCTCACGGCTGCGTCGATCTCCGCCCCCGAGAGGCTCTCTCCCTGCACCTCGCCCGTTTCCACGCTGGCCAGTTGCCGCAGGCTCACCCCGTTGTACCAGTAGCCCTTGTCGTCGCTGCTGCACACGTAGAGGTTGCCCTGTCTCGGGATGAAGTCATCATCCTCATACAGCTCCCGTCCCTCCCAGTTCAGCGCCCCCGATGTCGGGCGACCGCTCAGCATCCCCAGGGCGGCCGCCGCAAAGCAGCCACGGCTCCTCACGTAGTAGATGCCGAGCCCGTAGGCACCGCCGGCGACGCTTGCCTGCTTCACATCCATATCATCCACGATACCCGCGAAGGGGAGCACCCTCATATCCAGGCCGCCTCCGCTTCCGCCGCTTCCGCCGAGGTAGGCCTTCACCACCTCCGCCGTCACCTTCATCTGCTTGTTGCCGCCGTCCGTCGCCGTCTCTATCAGAAACTTGTCGCCGTCCCAGACCGCGGCGCCTATCTTGAAACTTGTTGTTACGTCCATCTCCGCCGCCTCCTAATAGAAGATTCTACAATACCAGACACCGCCAATGCCCACCACAAAGGCCACGCTCCTTGCTGCCACCTTCACGTCGCCCCAGTCCTTGCCGTCGTTGATAGAGCGTATCGTCTGCCCGCTCACAGCCGGCAGAAGGTGATAGGCGCTGCCGTCCAGGCCAGCGAAGAGGTAGCAGTTGCCGTCCTTGATGGTCTTCGGCAGGGTGATGTGCGTGTCCGTGTTGTTGCTGTGTCCCACCATCACCACCGCGCCCGAGCGCACCCGTAGCGATCCGCCCGTCACCGTCCCCACGCTTCCCGTCGCCTCGCTGCTGTCCATCATCGTGCAGTGGGCCGTCACCGTTGCCGTCTCCGGGGTCAGTCCTCGCGTTATGCCTCCTAAGATGTCCAGGGCCACGCCCGATCCGCCCTTGGCGCTCAGCTGGAGGGCGGCACCGTATTGATTAGACCCGGCCCCCGTCTCGTAGCCTATCGCGGCCACGATGTTGCTCTCCGAGTCCACCAAGAACTTGCGGTTGCTGTAGTAGATGTCGTTCGCCGTCTCCAGTTTCAGGATCCCGGGCGAGAGCGTCACCTTAGAGTGGCTCACGCTGCTCTCGCCGGTCAGCGTGCTGCCGTTGATCTCGAAGCCGGCGATCTTTCCCGTCGTCGCCGTCACGTTGCCCTCTATATAGGCGTTCTTGCTGTACAGCGTCCCGTCCTTGCTCACCGTGAAGGTATAGGCGCTATAGTTGTCACCGGTCACCCCCGGATAGTTGTGGCGCTCTCCCACCCATAGCGGGAAGTCGCCGCCAAGACCGGCATACTGCCGTCCGTCGTTATCCAGCACCGCGATGTTCGCGCCCGTCATGAAGTCTATACGGGCGTTCTTGGCGATCAGCGTCTGGAAGAAGGCGTCGTTGGCGTTCACCGCCACCTGCTTCCAGTGGTCGTCGCGCTGGCTGTCCTTGCTGTGGGTGTACGTCTCCTTGCAGACATACAGCAGCCAGCCGGTCTCGGCCGCGTCGTTGCGCTCTGCGTAATAGTCCAGGTAGCAGAAGCCGTCAGCCGTCACCGTGTCGCCGCTGTAGTAGATCCTGCCTTCCACAAGCGTCTTGTAGATCCTCACCGTGCGCCCGTTCGTGCCGGGATCGCCCTGCCTGCCTTGCTCGCCGGCAAACTCGCCGACATCCAGCCACCGGTCGTCCATGGCCATGTAGATATGCTTCCCGATGCTGTAGGCGTCGCCCACTTCCGAGTTCGTCCCCGTCCACACGCCGCGGCTGAGGGCTGTCTTGCCCTGGAGCATGAAGGCCACGTGCACGTCGTCGCCGTATTGGTCGATCAGCACCACCTGTCCGTTCGCCCAGTCCCTCGGGTCTGCCTCAAAGGCCGTCTTGGTCTTATACCAGGCTTCGGCCCTTCCTCTCATCCGCCAGCTGTTGCCGTCCTTGCCGGGCACGCCGTCTTTGCCCGTCTGTCCCGTCAGCCTCACGTAGGAGGGCTGCCCCGTCACCTTTACGCCTCCGGCTGCTCGGCTCCATGCCGTCTCGCGCAGCCACAGGTAGGGCTTGCCGCTCGTTGTCACCAGGGGGCTCGGGCTCCAGCTCGTCACGTCCTCCGGGGCCGTCGTCGGCGTGGCGGTGCTCAGCTTGGCGCTGATGCCGTAGGCGTGGTCATAGCCGTGCTCGGTGCCGCTGTCGCCCTTCACTCCGTCGGCGACAACCTTTATCGTGAACTGCATCGTCAACGCTGTCCGTCCCTCACAGTCTATCGTCACCTCCACCGAGGCCGTCTTCCGGTTCTTGTAGTCCACAGTGTCCACCAGCAGCGTCGAGTGGTCGAAGTGGGCCGTGCAGCCGTCGCAGACCATCGTCAGCGCGTATTTCCCCGACATGTTCCCGCCGCTCGTCTCTGCGCAGATCAGTAGCGTCTGCCCCTTCCTCACGGTGATGGAGCAGTGAAGCAGCCATTCACGGCTGCCGTCGGCCTGCGTGGCCACGAGTTCCTGCTTCAGGTTGCCCGAAGCGTCAACGGGCACCGTGTCGGCAATGTTGTCCACCGAGTAGGTGTAGGGGGTGATGCCGTCGATGCCGCCTTCTCCCAATTGCACCAGGTGACCGTCCAGATAGACGTTGTTGATATATGCCGAGTAGCCGCTCATGTTCAGACCGAACATCGAGAGGTTACTGAGATCGCCGAATTGAGCCCGGATGTTGTTTTTTCCGAACGTCCAGTCGTTCACCTTGGCCAGATAACGCTCATAGGTCAGCGCCGAGTACCGGCAGGTCTGCCGGCTGGTGTTCGTAAAGTTGCCGTAGCACACGAAATGCATCGCCCTCGACGGGTGCTTGCTGTAGCTCCCGTCGGCATACTTCCGAAGCTCGTATTTGAAGGCCGAGTTGTGGGCCGTTTCCGTGATGGCCGTGATCTTGAAGTAGCAGGTGTAAAAACCCGAGAACCTGAATCCGCCCTTGCCGTCGTCGCTGTCCGTTGTCGCGTTGTTCTTGTTCTCGTAGTCGTGGAAGATCCCCATGCAGATGTCGTCCACGGCCACCTTCCCGATCTCGCCCTCTTCGAGCTTCAGCTTGATCTCGCCCGTAGCGGCTTCCGTCCCGTCGCTGTTCGCATCCGGAGTCACGCTCTCGATAATGCCAGCGCCCGGAGCTCTCCACTGGTTGCCCACGAACACCTCCACGCGGTTGTATCTCAGCTCGGGGACTTCCAAGAACCGCCTCAGACTAAGGCTGTCAGCCTCCATGCTGCCGTCCCTGCCTATCTTCGCACCGAATCCGGCAAGACCCGAGGCGAAGCCGTCCTTGCCCACGATGGCATCGCCCTTGATAGAGGCATCGCCCTCCACGTGGGCATTACCCATCCCCAGCGTGTGGGTCGTACTATCGTCCATGTCCTTGCGCAGAAAAGGAGCACCCTCAATAAAAGAAAGTAGGGCGAGAAGAGCATTGCCGATACGGTTGGCCGTATTCGCATATAGCTTCGTCTCGTCGCGGATGCCTTCTAAGGTCCTTCTTAGCAATTCTGTCGCTGCTGTCTTTAACATGAAGTACGTCGTTTTAATTTATCACAAAGATAGCCTATGTAGTAGAGGCGAAAAAATACCTGTCATTAGTCTTTTGTCGTGAAGTGCTTGGTGACATCGCCATTGAAGATGTCCTCCAGCGCGTCGGCCATCAGGCCTTGATAAGCTTCACCGTAGAAGGCCGCTTCCACCTCGCCCAGTCGCATGACTGAGGCAAAGTATTTCTTGTTGAACCAGTCTCGCTTCTTTCGGTGCTTGTTGTTCGTCTTCCAGTCCTCGAGAAATTTCAGGTCGCCGCCATTCCCGCGCTTATAGCCCTTGCCCGTTCCCAGTGCCACGTAGATGCCGTAGTAGGCGAAGCGGTGCTCTATGAGCGTAGGACTGCCTTGTGTTCGGTGCCCGCTGATGGAGGAGTAGAGTTTTCCCGTCCTGTAGACTTTCATCTTCATCAGGCGCTCTCTCCAGTACTTCATCATCTCCCGGGTCCAGCCTTCCTCATATTTGTTGATGTCCTCCTGCGTCACAGGAGGCTGTATGTTACTCCCACTCATCTTTCTTGTATGTCAGGTCTGTCGGTTCCTCGTTCTCGAGCATGAAGTAGAGGCCGGTTGCCCCGTTCAGGGAGTATCGGCCGAGTTCCTTGTAGAGCACGTTCTCCACGTCGAGGAACACCAGTTCCTTGCGCATCTCACGCTGTTTCTCGTAGAGCAGCCGCGTGATGAACTGCTTGAACACCTTCCGGCAGAGGCTCATTTTCTCGTTGTGATCCTCGCCGTCGTTGTAATGGGTCGCTGCCAGTACCCATACGGTGATGGTGCTGCGCGTAAACCAACCTGGCTTGCCGCAGAACAGTCTGTTGTCTGATGTGTCATCTATGACGATGAAGTTCTCTGTCTTGCGGTACTGTGCCATCACGCCCTCGAGATTCTCGGGGCCGGAAGCCAGCACAGCCTTGAAGCCGTTCTCCTGGCAGATGCGGTTATGCTCTGCCAGCCATTTGATTTTCGCTATTGCGTCGAGTCTATTTTCCATATTTCCTTTCCCATTCCTCTGCCTCGCGTGCCTTGGCGTCCAGTTCGGTCAGGCATCGCCAGCAGTCCAGTTCCTGTACTCTTTGTTCCTTCGTCACGTCTCCCTCCGTCAGAGCCCTCAACTGGGCGTTGATGATGTCCATCATCGGCGGCACGTCTCCGCCGGTCTTCTTGAAGAAGTGGGGGAATGCCTTGGCCATGGCCAGTTTCACCGACGTGTACCAGATGAAGGTTCCCGTTCGCTCTGCAGGAGTAAGCGTCAGCGTCTCCGGCGCGTCGTCATTGCGGTTCCTGTAGAGGATGCGGGCCAGCGCGTCCAGCCGCTTCTCGTCCTTCGTCTTCAGGAATCCCTGATAGATAAGCTCGCAGTTGAGATAGTCCACGAACGGCACCCCATGAAGGAGTACATCGACCGCATGATAGCCCTGGATGCGCTCCAACCTCACACCCATGCCGTCATACGAGTCGATGTAGTCGAATTGATGCAGCAGGCTCTGTATCTGCCACGTCGATATGTTGAACTTCCTTCTTCTGCTGTCTCCCTCCAGACGGCACGTGATTCCCCCGGCTATCTTCCTTACCACCTCCAGCCCGGTGAAGCGCAGGAACATGTACGTCTTCACCGTAACCGGATCCGTGAAGGTAGACAGCAGGAAGAAGACGTAGCGCAGCTGGTCCTGCGTCAGTTCCTTCCAACCTCGGGGCGCGTTGAGCAGCAGTCCGTCAGCCGTTGAATATGAACAGTGGGGAGTCCTTAGTGTTGGCATAGTCTTCGAAATGTCTGGCCTGGTATACGTTTGATTTCATGTAGGGCTGGAAGTCATCGGGATTCTTCTCCATGACCTCGACAATTCTTTTGTCGAGGTCTTTTATTACGTTTGGGCCGCAGGTTTTGTTGTCCTGCGTATAGAACCCTATGAGGGTACGCATCAGGTGCAGCAGCTTCTCCTGGCTTTCCGTGGTGTCATTGTTCCTGATGTTGTCGAGCAGTGTTTCCATCTCTTCATCTGAGATAACCCATCTCAGATGCTGGTCGGCCGAGTAGATGCAGCCTTGAGCTTGCGTCCAGATTTCCTTTGTCACCAAAGCGATTCTGCCATAGCGCTCGAGCATGCCGATGGAATAGAAGACCGTCGGGATGTTGGCGTCAGCCTGCTCCGTCTCCCCCCATCCGTCGATGCATCGCAGCATGTCGATGAGTATGCCCAGGCCTTTGAGCCACTGGCGGGATACCTGTGAGCGCAGTGCGTCGACACGGGCTTTCGATGCAGGTGCCGTGTCCTGCGTGCTGACGATGCCGAAGCCGGTGGCCGTAAGAACGAGATCGAGCGATGAGATGTTCTCAGAGAAGGCTTTCCGGCAAACCACCTTCTGTGTCTGCTTGAGCAAAGATTCGTTTGTCTCGAGCGCTTTCATGCCCACATCGCCCAGCACGTTCGTCGTGATGAGGTCGGCATTCTCCTCAATGAAGGGAAGGAGCATGTCGAACACGTCGTTGTTTTTAGTCGTCGCCGTGATGACGTTCTCCTCCAGCACGCTTTTGTCAATCTTCAGTTGTTCCGTCAGTGTTGCCATTGTCTTCGCCTCCGTTTTTGTCTGTTGTCACTTCTTTCTTCTCCTTGTTCTCGTCGAGGGTCGTCAGCACGATCATCGGCACGTCGACGCCGATGTCCTTCTGCCATCCGTTGTACCACAGCACCACCTTGAAGGGCTGCAGCAGCACGTCGTGGAAGGCAGCCTCGTTGGCCTGCTTCAGCAGGAAGAGCTCGCGCTTGTCGGAGCCTGAATTGTTCATGGCCGACTTGCCCGGCGTTGCTCCTACCAGGTTTGGGTGGATGTTGTCACCATAGCAGAGCGAGTTGGATGCCTCCTGCACGTCGTCGCTCCAGTCTCCTCCTTCCTTCTTGCCCGCCGTGATGTCGTTGATGCGCACCATGCGTACCTCCTTGCCTGATGCCGGCTCGATGTAATAGCCAGTTATCCACGTCTTGCCGATGTTCTCATTGCCGCTGATGAAGTTCTCGATGTTCTGCTTCTCCTGCTTCACCCTCGCCCGGCGCTTCTGCGGATCCGTGATGCCCTCGTTGTCGCAGAGGTTGTCCCAGTAGTCCTTGTGCACCTCCACCTGAAAGCGGGGTGGCGCAGAATTGCGGATCTTGGCCCGCTTGCCGCGTCCGATGAGCATGTAGATGTCATACCACGAGTCGCGCAGGATGGCCGTATAGTATGGGACGGGGTAGTACTGGTAGCCCGGAGTGGGGAAGCGGGTCACGATGGCGAACTTCCTCGTTCTCGTGGCGCGTCCGAATGGGTCTGAGGCCAGCGCCTTGCGGGGCTGTCCTGTTTTCGGGTCTGGGTCGAAGCCCAGCCGCACCCTGAGGTCGCCCCATGGGTCGGTATCGTCGAGCATCTCCAGCACCTCCACCTCGTCGGGCTTCATGGCAGAGTCCTTGAAGTTGCCGTAGAAGACGTGCTGGATGCGTCCCATCTCATCGGCTTTCTCGAAACGGCAGTAGCAGCTCTCCTTATGGCGCATCTGCACGATCTGCGTGCCGTCGCCGCTGAGGATGATGGCCGTCACGGTGAAGAAGAAATACTTCATGTCCGTACACTGCTCGATGAAGAAACGGTTCAACTGGTTGCGGAACTCGAACTGCTGAACGTCCTCGTTCTCTGTCTCCTGTTTCGTCTTCTTGTCAAAGAACCTCACGCCCTGGCCGTAGCAGGTCAGCACGTTGTAGAACTTGTTCTGGCTCATCACCATGTTGTCGGCCACCTTCTGGATGATCTCGTAGGGCAACTGGTCGTCGTCGCCGAAGGGTACGTAGAGGTAACTTTTGCCCTTGATGGTGATGGGCTTGTAGGTAATGTTGCTCCCCGAGTCGTCGAAGATGGTGCAGGAGTTGTCAGGGTATTCGGAGTTGGCCGAGCCGGCCTTGTCCGTGCCGCCGAAGCCGCTCACGGAGTAAATCTCCGTGTCGCCCCTCATTCCCACCTTCTTCATTGTAGGTCTCTGTCTCTTTGCCATATCACAAGTAAATTTCGTGTCCCATGAATTCAAAGATGGTGATGTCCCTCACCATCCTTATCTGTCCGTTGACGGGGTTCTTCAGCCTGTGCGTGCCACCCCGCCAGTGGCTGCCGATGACGAGCCATCCACGATATTCGATGATGTCGCCCGATTTCAGTTCCCAGCAGCGCAGGTTGACCAGCTGCGCCCGGATCTTGGCGATGTCGAGCTGCTTCTTCATCTCCGTCAGGTGGATGGGCTTCTTGTAGTCTTTCGTCATAGTAGGAAAAGCAATCCTCCGATCAATCCGCCGACGGTGTCGGCAAAGAGGTCGTTGAAGTCAAACTTTCCGTCCCTTCTCTCATCCAATTTCTCCTTTACGACGCCCGCGATGTAGGCGAAGCCGAATCCCATCACCGCGGCACCGGCCTTGCTGATGCCGCAGTGGATGAGATTGAAGAAATAGAACGATGCCGCTCCTGCCACGAAGGCAATCAGGAGGCAGCAGATGACGTGTGCATACTTGTCAGATGGTATGCCACACATCCATGTGGCGAATTTCTTGAATATCTTTTTCATGTCAGTTGAATGTATAGTCAAACGTGTTGTCGAAGATTCTGCCGGCCCTGCTCAGGTCCACCACGTTGTGGTTGGTCTGGGCGTACATGTAGTCGAAAGTGAAGCGTGCCAACTGTTCGGGCGAGTTGTCAACCTCGCTTTTAGAGTCGGTGATTGTTATCTCCTTCCCGATGACCGGCTGGCCGTCCTTGAAGTTGACGACCCTCACATAGTCCGAGCGGAAGAGCTCGTCGGCCCAGTTCTGCTCCGCCACGGCGAGATAGCCCGTGTCGGCCGAGAACTTGCGCAGCTCCTCTATCTTGTAGTTGCGCTTGTATCGCCCGATGTAGGCCGTCGACCGCGTGTAGGATGGAGCCACCTTGTGTTTTCCCGTGCAGTACAACAGTTCCTCCACTCCGAAGGAGTTGACGAACAGCAACACCGGCGCGCAGTCGGGGTTGTCGAGGTCGATGACGAACGTCTGCGACCTGCTGCCCGCCGTGGCGGTGAAGCTGATGAGCGTCTTGCCTTCGCTGACGAACCTGTTGGGAGATACGTCAATCGTGGTGTATACATCGCTTCCCTTCACGGCAGGCGGCGTAAAGGTGGCCATCGTGCCGTCGCTGTATCTGGCCAGGACAGAGGCAGCCTCGGTTCCAAGGTAGTGCAGGAACTCGAGGCGTCCCAACGATGTGGTTTTGTTGCCGAGAAGCAGGGAGAGGAAGTGAGCGTTGCAGAACGTCTCCGCGTTGATGCTCTCCTGGGCGCTGATGATGTTTGCCGTGCAGTAGATGACGGAAGCCGTCATCGACGTTGTCGACGTGATGCTGTCCGCGTCGTCCATCTCGTTGATGGTGATGGCCAGCGTCACCTTCAGCTTCTGCCTCGCGTAGGCCGTAACTAGGGATGGAAGGTCGGCCAGCGTCACCGTGCCGGCCAGCGGATAGAGCACCTCGTTGAATATCTCCTCCCCGTCGACGGTCATGGTGACGCCCGACTTCACCCCCGATATCGTGAATATGACATCGGGGATGGCGGAAGAGAACAGCGTTCCGGATATACTTTGTGTGACAGTTATCATCTTTACTTCTTTACCGCAAAGATACTATGATGAGAGTGGCCAAGAAAATACAGCATCATTCCTCGCCGCTGCGCTGCAGCCTGTCGATTTCACCCTGCAGCAAGGTTAATGCCTTGTTTATGCAGCCTTTCTGCACTGTAAGACTCTGTTTTGCCCTTCTTAGGGCTGCAAGACGGGTGGAAGCGAAGCAGGAATAACGATAAAAAGGCTCGCCCTGGTACATTTCTACCCAAACGTTTTGTTCTTTGTCGGTGTTGTAGATGATTTGCATATTGTAAGATAGTTAATTCAGGTAATAAAAACGCCTGAAAGTAAAACTCCCAGGCGTGTTTCAGCATCAGGCCGTTCACGAATCTTTTAAGTCCCAAATTTATGGCTCCCCTTAACCTGCTTCAGGGACGTGCAGGTGTGCACTTTTTTGCTGAAGTTTATGAAGTTTACGTTGTGCCTCTTTTGATGTTGCAAATATAGGAAATATTTCCATACATGCCAAGAAAATCCCGCTAAAATTCCACGTAAATATGGAATTTTTTTGAGAAAAGGCCCATGGATTGCTCCACGGGCCCCGGCCAAGTACCTTCGAGGTGTTATCTCATTCTGTAGATCATCCAGATTGGGCTTCCATCGTCGTCCTCTGTGAGCAGATAGCCGTGCTCCACCATGTAAGTGACCACGGTCTTGTCGTCGAGCTCCAGCGTATCAGCGGTTTCATCGATGATTTGCTGGGTGGTCTTGTTGTCCTGCACCATGTTCAGTTCCTGTCTGTTTGACCTGCACTGGAAGTAGGCGTCGAGGACGACTTGTTCTATTCTCATTCCTTCATCTTCATCCTTCATTGACGATTCCTCCTTCTTCGATTTCAGTCTTGATGTTCTTGAATACCATTCTCATTCTGTTCAGCGCCGCCGAGAGCCTGATGACTGTCGGCTCGCTGACCTCGTTCTCGTTGAGGATGACGTCCATGGCCACGTCCAGATTGCTGATGAAGTAATCCAGTTGGTCTTCCTCAACGAAGGTGCGCAGCACCTGCTTGATTTCTTCGTTCGTCATGCCTTGCCTCCTATCTCCATTAGTTCTGTACTTTTCAGAAATTCAGAAAACTCGTTGACTTTTACTTCAACGGTATGGACCGACTTTCCCGTAAGTATGAAAGCAAAGTTGTCGTTGAATTGGTTTACCGGTTTTACACAGACAGATCTATTCATGCCGCTGTTGGTGTTATCTGTACTTTCCTCCAACTTAATGGCCTTACTGCGTGGATGCTTGGCAACTACCTCTTTCATCTTCTTACGTATAGCTTCCACCATATCAGCCCACATTGTTTCGCTGACGATATAACGGTCATAATTCATCCACGTCCACTTGCCAATCTCTCTCATCATGGCATTTACGCTCTGGTACGTCTGTACCTCTACAAAGAATAGTTTCATGCCTTGCCTCCTTTCTCCTCTTTCGACACTGATGGTAACTTGATTGCGTCAACCAAGACGTTTTTGCTGACGAATGAAGCTGCCCGAATGATATTCCTTAATTTCTCATTCAGAGACATCTGCGCGACCAGTATCTTGACGAGTGCATAGAAGTCCCCCTCAACATGGGTATTGATCGTCATTATATCCTTCCCATATATCTCTTTCACCTCCACGTTGACAATCATTCCTTTCTTTGGTTCTGAGTTGATGATTTTTGTCAAGAACTCTTTTATTTCCTCGTTCATCGCTCGCCTCCTTTCTCGTCCTGGTTCAGACGGTACACGAGCCATCCGCTCACTGCCATGGCCGCTACTGTGACAAGTGGAGCCTGCTCAACGCACGCTGCTGCCACTACCATGGCAATCGGCAGCACGATGCCGATGCGGAAGGCGACGCGGCGCGTCACCTCGAACTCAGCGATACGGCTGTAGAACTCGCTCTTGGTGTCGAGCCATTTGTTAACACTTGATTTCGCGCTCTGGATTCTCTCCTTCAGAGTCTTCCGGCTTGAAGCAGAAGGGCTGAGTGCGTAGCCCTGCTCGAAATTGATGCTTGTCTGTTGCATAGCACTATCGTTTAACCTTGCAACCGCCTTGATACGGGTGACGGCTGCTCTCCCCGTTGGTTAAACGATAGTGCTGTAACTCCGAAGAGTGGCAAAATCACGGGAAGGCAGCCGTCATATTTTTAGGCAATACCCTATATCCATAAAAAAAGCCCTGCCATCAGGCCGAGCGATAACCGACGCTCATCGGAGTAGATACAACTACTATCGTTTAACCGATGGCAAAGTTACGAAAACTAATATTAGAAACCAAACATTTTTCCCGAAATTTTCAGTTTTCGGGCAAAAAAAGTGAGGGCAGGGCGCTCATGAGCGCTCTGCCCCCGTGATTTTCGTATCCAGATTCCTGACAATGTATTTGGATTCACAACTAATTTTATTTGTGATACCCTCTTATTTGTGATACCCTCTTATTCGCTTTATGCGATTCCATTGTCTCATCATTTTGCTCTGGTTTTCCATGGGATCACCGTTCATCATGTCCATAAACTTTGTTTTGTCGACGATGAAGGTGAGTACGGTGCCCTCGCTGTCAGTTGTAAGATGAAAATCTCCAAGTGTAATGATGTCCAGGCCGACGATAAAGTCGGGAATACCGGGATAATCGTCGAGAATATCGGCATCCACAAGCGCTGAATACTTTCCGTTCCCAGGCAAGGCAAAACAAAGTGTGTTTGTTCCGACTTTCAGCCCCGTTATGCCTATTTTTGATGACCTTCCATTTGCTACTAATCCAAGTTCCTTGACAATCTTTCTTGATATAGAAGAAAATGTAGCTCCAGTATCCCATATGGCATTAACCACTTTGACCTTTTGAGTTTCTATGTTGTATACTTGCAAAGGCGTCTCTATCTTGATGATGTCCTTGCCAAGATTATAACGGAAAACATTATCTGGAATAACTTCGTTGCCCATAATCTTTGGTTTTTGGGCAAAGATAATAAAATCATTCCAATTTTCCAACGTTGGGAAGAAATAAATCGAAAAAGCCTCCCACGCATCACGCGCAGGAGGTTTCATCAGCCGTTAATCACTAAAAAGTATTAAAAATAATATCTTTTTCGGTCAAAACCTTGCAAGTTAGTATTATTTTTACTACCTTTGCAATGTCAAACAATAACAACATACAATGAGAAGATACAAAGTAAAGGAGGTGATCAAGATGCTCGAAGCCGACGGCTGGGTAAAATGCAAGACCAAAGGCGACCACCGGCAATACAAGCATCCGACAAAACCCGGAAAGGTAACGGTAAGAGGTCACGACAGCGAAGTTCTGAACCAATTCTTGCTCAACAGCATCTGGAAACAGGCAGGGTGGAAATAACCACCCTCCTTTTCAAAACATTATTAACAGACAAAACGATTAAAGCTATGGAGAAAATAAGAGTGGACATACAGTGGTGCGATCACAATTTCGGTGCCACCTTCGGCGATAACGTCCCTGGGGCAATCGTCATCACCGCAAAAACGTATGATGAGTTGATGAAAGAGATTCCCGAAACATTGCGTTTCCATGTGGAGGGAATGTTAGAGGACGGCGACGAAGTTCCAGATTGGCTTCGTAACGGAGACTATGAGTTTGAGTACCATCTTGACACGGCTGCGCTTATCCGCTCCTGTGAGCCCTATGCCAGCCTCGCTGCTATCTCACGTGCCTCTGGCATTAACGAGCGGCAACTGAGCCACTATGCCAACGGCATAAAGAAGCCACGCCCACAGCAGCGCAAGCGCATTGTCGACGGACTGCATGAAATAGGCAGGAAACTTATTGCAGTTGTATAGTTATTGTTTGACAGCAGACCTACAACGGCAGGGCGGGGCATCTGAGCTTCGCCCTTTTTGATGATAAAAAGCCTCCCATGCATCACGCACAGGAGGCCTCTGTTGTTACCGGTTGGTCAGGCCGGCGGTTGTTGAATTTAAACAGTGACCTTTAGACCTGCGCCCCCAGCCCAGGGGCGTCTTCTTGTTCAATACGGCGTTTTAGTGGAAGCCGGGGCTGGAATGTTTTCTGCGGCATGACGGATGCGGTTGCTCAGGTCCAGAAGAGCGCCTCGGAGCTGCTCGGCCTCCTCCTCTGTGAAACCGCCGACGCCACCGTTTCCATCTATGCCATACATCTTATGCTGGAACCATGGCACTGACTTGTCGAAATAAGTCCGTGCTATCTCTCTCCAGGAAACGCTGAGATAGATGTCACTCATGCGCTTCTTCATATCTGTAATCTTGTCTGCCTTTTTGATTGCTACTTCCATAGTTTTAATCTTTTATTTGTTCTATATAAAGGGCTCTCCCCGAAGGGAGGCCCGTCTGTTTCACTTAGGCATGTCCGTCAGCCGGTCAAAGAGGTCTTGTGCGAACTCAAGCAGTTGAGGGTAACCGTCGGGAAAGCTCTTGCAGTAGTTTCTGATGGACTCAATCAGCTCTTTCTCTTCCCAGGTGACTCTCATGTTCACCATTTCTTCTTTTTTCTTTGTCATGCCACTAATCTTTAATTGAACACTGCAAAGATACTATTCTTTTTGATAGTAACCAAATGTTTTACTATTTATTTTGATAGTGTTTCATTTTTTCTTAATAATCAACAAAATTAGCCCGAATTGAGGAATGTGATTTGTCATTCAAATCACTAAAAATCGTCATTTCACCGTGTGAAATACCTCTCTCCGGCGAAGAAAGCGGGTCCCGCGGCCATTTTCTCATGAAAATCGTCGTGGGCTTTCGAGCCGGGTTTGCACTCCGCCGATTTCGCAACCGCCACCAAATCAATGTTTTGCGCGGTTCGAAATCGGCGGAGAGGCGCCTTTCTGAAGGCAGCCCCCCCACCGCCCTAAAACGCCTTTGGAATTGCCCCCCTTAGCGTTTGGCGGAATATGTAGCCCAGCCCAGCCCCATCGGCGGTCGTGCGTCTCCTCGCGAAGCATGAGCGGTGAGTCGCACATCAGGCAATTCCCATACCGCTTTGCAATCGCAAGGTGTTCGGCGCAGCCAACACTGTGCGATTGCCCAGCCTGCGTGGCGCTTGAACGCTTTCGTCCATGGGGGCGATGACGGGAGAGTCTGGCGAGCCAGGCGTTCGTCATCGCTCCCATGGCAACTGACCTGACCTCTCTCCCGACCGGCACTCTGCAGAGTGAAGCCTGGTGTGTGCCAGTCGGGGTCTCTGCAGGCACGAACAAAAAAGAAGCCCCGATTTCTCAGGGCTCCTGCCGGGCATCTCCTTAGTCGGTGAGTTTGTTGATGATCATGCGGCTGGCCTTGTCCACGTCCGTCAACAGGCTGAGCACGTACTTCGGCTCCTCCTTCAGCGATTTTATCCATCCGTCGAGATAGGCAGCGTTGTTGTCGATGATTCGGGTGTCGAACCCAAGAACCTGCCCTACCCTGGCTGCACCGAGTTCGGCCACCAACTCCTCCTTCGCATAGAGCTTGTCGCCGAAGCGATGGCCAGTGTTACGGTTCAGTCGGCTCTCGATGCCAGTGGAGTGGATCATCTCATGGAGGAGCGACGAATAGAACTCCTGCCCATCTACATATATCTCATGAGCGGTCGTGTGTACCTTGAACTGACCTTTGCGCGGAACAACTATCTTGTCCTTCGACGGGCTGTAGTAGGCGCTATTGGATTCCTTGTCATAGACGATGGGGCAGAGCCATGTCTGCATCTTCAGCATCTTATCGATAGCAGCGTTGCTGTACATACCTCTTGTGTCCTTATGGGGCGTGCGCACGTACATCTTCTTCAAGTTCTCCATCTTATCGGGACACACCTCTTGAAGATTTGTCTGCGCCACATTGAACACGCTGTACGACTTTATGAAAGGACGGACGCTGTACTGAGACTGTTGCTGCTGAGACAGTTTCCGATAATCCTCGATGGAGACCTTACGGCCGGATGAGTCTCTGATGTCGAAGTTCCAGTAGATGACCGGCATGGAGGAGGATCCCTTCTTGATATGGGCACCGAGCAAGTTGGCCTGCTTCAGCGTGCAGTAGACCGGGAGACTCCATCCTCTCATTGCCGAGTCCAGCATCAGCATGAAGGCGTTGACTCCTTCGTAGGGGCGTGTCGTGATAGACACTGGGCCCCCTGTGATGTCCGAGCAGATCCAGCCTTTCTTCCAATCTCCGGCCTTCATCTGTTCCATGCGTGAGATGATCATAGAAGCGAACTTCTCCATAACCTTTTCGTCGTGCTCTGTAAATTTCATTGCTGTAATATTTAAAGGGTGAAACAATCAGTGGCTTACATGGCGGTCACATTGATATACTGAATGTCTATCATGTTCTCCATTGCCATTCTCTCGGCTTCAGCGGTGGCTGCTGCCATTGAGTCTGCCATGACCTCGAACGTCATACTCTCGTTGTCTTCTCCGTAGACCTCCACCTGGAAGATGTCGTGGTTGAATAACTTGCGACTCGTGCTGAAGCTGTTGCTCTCAAGATTCGATGTGAAAACTGTAGTTGTCATAATTCAAAATTTTTAAAGGGTTCGACTTATTCAATTTTTACGTGCATAAAGGAGCAGCAAGGAGAAGCGGTGTAAATGCAAGGTTTTGCGGCCCAATTTTTCAAGCGAAGCGGTAAAAATCTGAATCAGGCGACAGCCCAGATTTTTTGAAAAATTTGGTTCAAACCGGAGGCTCGACCTTGCAGGACCGCGCTTGCGCTAACTTTGCAAAGGAAAAATGAAAGCCGGACCTAAGAAAAATTGTTATGACGACTGCAGTCACGAGAATTGCGAGCAACGGCCATAAGGAGACACGTCGCAATCAAGCACGACATCAGGCGGAGGCCGGAGGAGAGGGCAAGACCATGACGAGGTCAGGCAGTCTCATGCAGCCAGCGGAAGACGCAAAGAGAATAATGGAGACCATGACAGACGATATTCAGTTCAATGCGGCCAGCCATGTGCCGCGGATTGCCACCCTGAATATCAGCAATGAAAACAGAGCTCGACAGGTTATGAGCGGTCGCGCCATCTCACCCATGGAACAGTAGAAGGCCATGGAAACAAAAAAGGCCGGATCCCGACATTACAGGATTCAGCCCAGTGCAGGACTCGCCCCAGAAGAAGCAGCCGAAAAATGATGGACCCGGCTATGGGAGGATACCACTTTACGCACGCCCGAAGGAGCTCACGACGCCTCCGGTCATCCTCAACTGAAGCTTTGGGAACTTCTCCACGCCGATACAAAGCGTGTCGAAGGCATCAGAGCCATCCGTACGGTTCTCCAGTTTGTCCTCTTCTGTCTCAGCCAACTTCTCACCCCGTTTGTCCTTCTTACCATTATAGACACCAGCCGTCTCAATGGAGAGCAGCAAATCACGGTTATTGTCCCGATTGATGAGAACCTGGTGGTCCGCGCGCCCCTTGAACATACGGTCAATCAGCAGCTGCTTATCGATATGGTTCATCTGCTTGCCGATGCAGACATCGTTGACCTGCCATCCATTCCTCTTCAGGATCTTGACAATAGTGCCATGGAAGTCGTCATTATGAAGGGCATAGTTGTTCGCGATAAAGGTCGTATCATAATAGAACACGACGTACTTATAACTGAAATACAAGTAGTATTGGCAGAAGTCCTCGACCAACTCCGGAAGTTTCCTTTCATACTTCACGTATAGAGAGTTGACAACCCGTAACTTGCCGTCGCTCCCCACCTGGCCGACGACGATCCAGTTGATGTTGGCGTTGGCGTCGAACGCGATGATGAGCGGCAAGTCTTGCTCGAGATCCGAATCAAACCGACAATCCACCTTCTGGAGGCGGTTGAAATCGAACTGTAGGGAGTCCATGTGCGAGATGTTGGGAGCCGTGTACAAGTTTGACGGCCGCAAACCGCTGTAGAATCCGTCCAAGGTGATGCCCAGCCGGAGTCCGAGAATGGAGGTGGCGAAGGTGAGTGCCGGCAAATTTCGCTTCATGTCGTAGAAATATTTCTCGCCGAGTATCGCCAGATTCTCGATTGAGGAGTATTCCTTATATAATGTAAGGTCTCCGCGGAACTCATCGGCGGTGGCCTGCAGCCTCTTTATACGGCGCTCGTATAACTCTTTGCGTTCGGGATGCTTTTTTATGCCGGCACGCAGTTGCCATATCTTGTAGATGATGCCCTGGACGACTTCGAGTATCTCGGGATCCATCATCTTCTCATAGTTCAGGAACCATGATCCCTTCTTCGTCACCGGCATATCGCTTGTGATGGTCATGCCATGGTGGAGATAGCATTTCGAGAAGTACATCTCATTGCCGCGGTTTGCCTGAAACGTCTCCTCCTTCAGTTGCTCGAAGTCGATGAACTTCGCCTCGTCGATGATGAGTCCGTCGAGCGACATGGAGTTGGAGGTTCCGACTCTGTCCTGTGAGATGAGGGCGACGTAGGAGCCGTTCCAAAAGGAGATGATGTTCTCATAGTTCTCCGGCTGCCAGATGGGGTCAGGCCATTTCCATATTTTAGCCGGCCGATGCCCGATGCAATAGTGCAGGTCTTTCTTGTAGCCCCAGTTGTTGATGTGCATAAGGACAGACGGCAGGATGTTCGTCAGTCCTCGTTTGACTGAGGGCACGACGAATCCGAACGCGCCCCTGGGCATGGTTGTCACCATGCGCATCATGCGGAATGCCTGGATGAGACCCTTGCCGAGGCCACGGCCGCAGACGACCACGAGGCTTCTGGGGTCGATGCTCAGTGTGTAATACTGGGCGTCATTCAGGTATATCTTCTTCGTTTCCTTCGGTTCCTGACTCTGGCTCTGTTTCTTCATCCTTCAACTCTATAAAGTCGGCATCAATGATGTCGGCTCCCAGTTTCTTCTTCAGTTTCTGTATCTTGCCCCGCAGATCCTTGACCGGCTTGATGCCGATGACCTTCGGGTCGTCGGTAGGCTCGATGACGGGCGGCACGATTTCGGAGAAGTCGTGCTGCTCGATCTCATCCTTGTCAAGCTTGTTGTATTTGGCATAGTCAGCATTTGCCTTCTCGGCGCTGCGGTAGTCATGCGCCCTCATTGCCTCTTTGTATATTCGCTCGGTGCGGGCGTTGAAGACGTGGCGGTGCCACTCCTTCGACTCCTGCTCCAGGTTTCCGATTAGAATCTTCAGCAGTTTGATGTCATCGTAGCACTGGCGCTCCTTCAGCTGGGGGTACATCACCTTCTCCTGGTTCACCATCTCCCTTGTTCCTTTGTCGGGGAAGTTCAGCCAGAAGGTATACAACGAGCGCAGCCGCCGGAGACGGTCTATCATCTCCTGCGGCAAGCGGTTTCTCGCCATTTCATCGGCTGATGAAAAAAGCGAGAGTTGGTATTCATCGATGTTGGCCGGCATGCTCATAGGCTCAGTGTCATTTCTTGGATGTCGCGGAAGCACTGTTCCATGGCAGAGGGCGAGCAGGCCTTAGCCAGTTCGAGGTTCTTTTCCCTTAGTTCCTTTGCGGTCGCTGCCATGCCGCGCAGGTACGCCATTCTTGCCGGATTGCCATGTGTGGCGATATCGAGGGCCAGCATGTCCTCACTCTTCAGCCCCAGCAGGACGCATATCTGGTTCACCGGAGTCAGCTGCGATGCCATCTCCTCAATCTTCTTCAGTTGTTCTTTCGTGTAGTCCATCTATCTTTACTGAGTCTTTTATAAGCAGCCCCAGCTGCTTGCTGAGATCATTATAAATCTCGGCGTCTGTTGTGATGTAGGTACATTCAGCACGGCCGCCATAGGTATTGTTTTGTGAGGACACTACGCTGATGAACGTGTGGGCCCCATGAACAAGAAGAATTTTCGAATGGTTCGAGGCAAGATAGACTTCCTCGAAGCACATTCCCATCAGATCTTTCAGTTTCACCGTCTTCTTACTGGCCTTAAGGTCGGCTACCATGGTAGCATGTGAGATGAAATTTTTCTTTCTGAGATTCAAGAATCCCGAAAGAAATTCCTCACTGGTCGAGAAGGTCGTCACCGCAACGTCGGCAGGCCCATCAATCTGCTCGAGTATCCACCCTAGCATTCCGAGGGTATGAACGCCGATGCCGAGATACACTTGGTGAGGAGCCTCACTCAGTGGCTTCAGAGTTTTCTGAATTGTCTGAGTTCTCATGAGGTTCTGTCTTTAGTCCTACAGCCTGATAGTTGGCCTTCAGTTCATCGGTGATGGGAGCGTTGGCCGAAATGATGATATCGAGGCGCTGCTGCATCTTCTCCAGCAGAGCCTGGAAGGCAGACTTGTCCTGTTCAGTGGCACCGGCCGACTCAGCCTGTGCCTTCAGTTCCTGCAGTTTCTGCAGGTTCTTTGAGAGATAGGAGCGAGCGGTGCCGATGGCAACTTGCGGGCTGTTCTCGTAATCCGTGCCAATCTCGTAGTTGTCGTAGCGTTCCATCTGCTTAAGATACTTCTCGTCGAGGGACTGCAGCACCTGCAGTTTGTCGTAGCGGTCGCAAGAAGGGAGGTTCTCCATGGACTTCAACTCCTCGAAGACAGCCTTGATCTGCTTGTACAACTCACCGTTGTCCACCCAGATTTGCTTGATTTCATCGGGAAGTTTGTCATGATCCGGGCGTTTGCCGAGCGTCTTGACCTCCTTGACTTCATCCGGATTCTCATCGTGCACCGCGCCTGCAGTGTTCTCCGGTACTCCCACGGTGATGATTTTCTCCGCCTCGGGTACAACTCGCTGGTCGAGACGGCGGACCTGTTCCAGGGTCAGGCCGTTCAGCCGGTATTTGAGATGCTTCTTTAGCTCGTACTCAATCTTGTCGATGATGTACGACGGCCGTGATGCCGCCAGTGATATCCATCGGCGGTACATCAGGTTGCGGGGATTGATCTGCTGGAGCAGCAGCGCGCCGCTTATAGCCATATCATCGGTCTTCGGCTCCTTGTAGAGCCAGTCCTGGATTTTCTTCGTGAAATTTTGATCTACCATAGTATTGAATTAAAAAAGCGGGGGCGGCTAACAATGTCCGCTCCCGCCTCGTTCTACATATATTCACCCTTTATTAACTTCCGGTTGTTGCTGGTGTCTTGCTGTCCGTGGTGAGCAGGTCACCCGTCTCACCCGAATAGTTGCCGTCGTCGGCCTCGATCTTGCCTTCATAGAACGGAGATACGCTGCGGTTCTCGTCGGTAATCTCGATGGTCGTGTTGTTGGAGTCGGACGTTCCCTTGCCCCAGTTCTGGCTTGGCTTTACCTGGAGTTGGAAATCCTTATTGCCGAAGACGCGGAAGCGGCCGTCGCGCTGAGGGAGCAGCATCACCACGTCATCGTTGTTGAGCTCGTTGACCAGACCGCTCACCTTCTTTCCGGTACCGGGCAACACGAGCGTTGCCGTGTTGTTCCAGTGGTAACTGCCAAAGACGCCAGTCTGCTCAGACTTGGGCTCAGACTCATTGGGAATGAGGTCAGCCTTCTTCCACTTTGCATCTGCAGCGAGTGTGAAATCTCCCGTGTAGAGGGCATTCTTTTCCAGACTCTCGGCCGCATTCATCGGCAGAGTTGGCCATTTGACAATATCGTTGCGGCGGATGTAGAAGAAATACGGTCTCATGCCTGGCAGAGAGACCTCACCCGGGCAGAATTCCACGTTGTCGTAAAGGTTGTTGGTGGTCGTGCATTTCTTTGTCATAGTCTTTCCTCCTTTTTTAAGCGGTTACTTTACCAGCCACCAGAAGGCGTTCCTTGCTGATGGTCTCGAACTCCACGCCATAGAACATGGTCATGACGAAGAGCAGGCGGAAAGCCTCGTGCTTCTCGACTGCCACGCTCTCGTCGTCGCCCTCCTGGCAGACACCGACCAGCATGTTCTGCTTGGTCGTGAGGTGGATGTATTTAGATCCGGCCTTGTTACTCAGTGGCACAATCTCACAGCGGTTCTCAGATCCTTCGACGAAGGTCTGCTTGAACTGCGTGTTGTAGGGGATTGCTCCCGTGGTTGTCTTGTAGTCGTCGCAGTAGGCATCATAGATGCTGGGAGTGACGAACATCTGCGTCTTCAGCCTGCGAAGATGCGGGTCAGCAGCCCGGTAAATCGTCTTCAATACTTCAACGGCATTTGTCGAGTTGATGGTTGAGGGGTCCACATTCACCATGTTGCCATTGGCGACGCTGATGGTCTTCGCGGTTATTTCCTTCTCAGTGATGGTGTCGAAGCCATCAAAGAGGTCTACGGTCTTGGTGCCCTCTGCGTTACGCTTTGCGTCCCACTGGTGGTCATACAATGCCTCACCCACTTTAGCTGAGAGGAAGTTGAGCACCTGGCGCGTGATTTCCGTAGTCTTCAGTCCCTCACCCTTGGTGATGGCGCTGCCATAGATGGACTGGTAGACAGAGTTGGGAGAGAACTTCTTCTGCAAGGAGCCGAAGTAAGTATAAAGAGTACGAGGCGTGATTTTCACGTCGTCGTCATCGACGCGGTCCTCGTTGTACGGACCAATCTCAGCAGACCCGGACATCTGTCCGACCTGCTCGGCATATCTGATGCCAGTACGGAGTGTGACGTACTGCAAGAAATCCTCACGAAGCGACATGACAGGCATCATGAGGATTTCCTTTCGGAATTTCAGTGCGCTCTTGGCGAGCTGTTCAACTGTAATATTTACTTTTCCCATAGTTACAAGTCTTTAACAAGATCATACTGTTTCTTGCACTCAGCTAAGAAGTTGCTGGTGTCGGCTTCCGATGTGTCCTCCGGCTTATCCTTTGTCTCCTCTGCTGGTGCTTTTTTCATGTTCTCGATAGTCTCGTTGGCCTTGGCGAGGTTGTCCTGTGCTGTAGCCAGGTCTGCCTTTGCCTTGTCCAGCAGAGTCTTTTGCTCGTCAAAAGACTTCTGCAGGTCAGCAATCTTGGCAGCCTGCTCCCCCAGACGCTCGTCAATGTTCCTCATCTGGTCCTGCGTGACTGAGACTGAGTCATCGTCGTTGGGCTTGAAGCCCTCGACTTTCAGCAGGTCCATGACGTTCTTGAAGATTTTGATCATCTGCTTTTGTTCTTTATCTGCGGGTTTGTTCAGAAAGACAGACTTCACCGCCGCCACCGTCTTCTGGAATAGCGATTGTGTTGGACCTTCCTTTTCAGTCGCAGCTGGTATTGAAGGGAGTCCGTATTCCTTATTATATATGTTGTTGAATCTCTCTCTGCAGTTCTTGATGTTTTTTGTCTCGACGTCGTCCTTGCGGATCTCATCGATGAGACCGAAGGAAAGAGCGTCCTCCGGTGACAGCCACTCGGCCTTTGTCATCTTGGCCATGCACTCATCGAGGCTCTTGCCGCTTCGCTTGGAGTAGAGCGAAGCGATGACCTTATCGACGGTGTCGAGGTCTTTGCGCATCTTCTGGTATTTCTCGATGATGCGGTCGAGCTCCTCCTTGTTGGCGCTTTCCCATTCTATCACTTGGCCGGAGGCGTTGTGGATGAGCATGAGCGAGCCATCCACCATGTCGATGTGCTTTGCACCCATGCACAGCAGCGTGGCCGCGCTTGCGGTCATGCCGATGATGTGGATGTTCACTTTGCCGTGGTTCTGGATGGCGTCATAGATATCGAGTCCCTGATCGACGAGGCCCCCGGGTGAGGAGACTGCGATATCCACCTCCTCGTCCTCATGTTTGGAGAGAAAGTCACGCACGTCCTTTGCCATAGTTCCGCGCTGGCCGGTCCACCAGTCGTAGGACTGGCCAATGACTCCTGATATGATGAATTGATATTTCATTATTTTTCTCTTTATTGCAAAGATACTTACAGGGAATTGCCTTATAAAATACCTTAATCCACAATTTTCGGGGGCATTTTGCCTGTTATCCATTGAATTGTCACCTCTGTCAACTGGCTTTCATTACCCTGCTGCGGGTGCTTCTGCTCCATGGAGACGGTAGGATATGGCCTCTCGCTGGTGCCTATGAGGATTCTTTCTCCGTCTGCGGTCTCGCAGAGGAAAGCGTTGTAGCCTTCATCCATCCAGTCGTCACACGTCTGGATGACGAGCTTCGATGTGTACTCCTTGCATTTATCGTTCAATTTCTCTGAAATTGTAAGTGCGCAGGGGTATTTTACATTTTCAAGCAACTCGAAGTTGGGACTACTGGTCAGTGATGCAGTTGTTCGAGATTTCCGGACAACTGATCCGAGTTTGCTGCATGGGCAAACAAATACTTTAACGATGTTGTTCAGTCTCATATTTTGCTTTGTTCTAATATGTTCGGTGTTGTTTGTTGTTGTTTATGTTTTGTCGGCGTTGTACTATGCCGAAATTTCCGGGGCCTCTTGTGGCAGTCTTTTTCGAAAAAAAATATCTATTTTCTTCTCCTTGTCTTAGTCTTTTTCATAAGGTCGATTCCTTTCTTGGCATATTGGTTCCTCATGCGGTAATATCTCTGGCGGATGGTATCGGCATATTCTATGTCGATGCCATGCTTCTCGCACCAGGCATATATGGCTGTCATCATATTGCAGCCGAGGTCGGACATATCCCCGAGCTCGTTCCACAGGCATCGCCTGAAGAGATGCTCGCAGCACTCCTCGACGGCCAGCTTGCCACGAGGGGTGAGGTAGTTGTAATACTCCGCCGGCTTGCTGGTGGAGTCGGGGATGGCGATAGGCGTGGTGTCCTCTGACGCCACGTCCGGTTCTGTTCCCTTCGGCATCTTTATGACGAAGGAGTGGATTGTCGAGTTCTCGATGGACTGCGCGGGGAACTGCACAGGAGATCCCAGCGCGTTTACGACAAATTGCTTAACAAAGGGTTTAAGTTTAATATAGACGCAGAACTTACTCATATTTATATAGTTTCATGCTTGCAAATATAGGCAAAAAACGGCTATTATTCCTCATTTGCGGTGTAATTTTCCATGCAAACAGAGAAAATAGGGTCGTGGATGTGGACCCCTATTTTCGGCACACACAACACACACACAACCCACAAAAATAGTAAAAAGGTGATTTTCAGCAACTTAACTAAAATATCTTTTTCAAATCTTGTGTGTATTACCATTATTTTGTGGGTAAAATGTGGGAAAAAAGGCCTTTTATAAAGTTTGTGTGTGTAAATGTGTGTAATTTGTGTGTAATTGTGGACTCTGTAAGTGCTTGATAATGAGCGTGTGTGTGAATGTGTGTAACGTGTGTGCCACTTTTTGAATTCGTTTCTAACGAATGTTAACGGCGGGGCGTGAAAAAAGGCAGGGTGTATCACTACAGCCTGCCTTCAGTGCTTGCGCTTGCGCTTGATCGTCATCTATGTAATCTCATGATTAAAATGGTCTGTCGTCCACGATTTCTGACTCGTTGGTCTCCAGGTTAAGGTCAAACTTGGCCTTCAGCACGGAGTAGTCGAAGCAGAACGGGTTGTCGAATTTCTCGAGATCGATCCATGAGTTCGGGTCGTCCTCATATTTTTTCTTCCTCATTACTTCCCCGTTGATAATCTCCTTGAATCTCTCGGATCCTTTCTTCTTGCCGAGGAAGCCCGGTGATGTCTGCAGGTAGAACCGGATTGACCTTTCCGACATGGCCTTCTCGTCAGTCTGCTTGGATGCCGTCTTGTACTGCAGTATGATTTTCTTCGGGCGGATCATGAGGATGGGCGTCGTCTTGACGAACTTCCGTTCCACTATATTCGTCTTTATCTCGTCCATGTACTTTATCTTGTAGTCTCCTTCCTTGTAGATCATCCCCTGTTCAGACATATATTCGAACATATCCCAGAAGATGCCCATCTCATTGGAAGCTGCACATTCACTGTTCTGCCTGCGGATGCCGTCGATCACGATATTCTTCATTTCATCGTATGTCCATGGCAGGTCCAGGCTCTTGCACTGCAGGAGGCAGCGGTAACTGGCCAGCAGCACTGCCCAGTCACGCCATATTCGGTCCTCGACCTCATTGTTCTGGATTCCCATGGCAATATCCTCGCACACGAAGTTGTACTCGTTGTAGAAATCTGACTCGAAGGTGTTGCGGTGGGAAAGTATCTCATTCGTGAGATGGGAGACTCCCATCTTGCGGATGGCCGTGAGCTCGTTGAATTTCTGCTTCGCCTCACGGTCATGTACGGTCTTGTCAAAGGTGAGGTAGATGGTTCTCGAGAACAGTGCGATATCTACGGTCGGCATCTCCTGTCCGGAGAGGACGATGGCCGAGTCGACTGACGTAATCTCTCGCTTCTTGTCGAGGTCCATGTTCATTCGGCTTCGGCCGGTTCCGTCGTAGAGTCCTTTCAGGAACTCAATTTTTACTGGGTCGATGTTGTTCTTATACTCGTCGATGTGCACCAGCGCGTTTGAGCACTGGGCGATGGCATCGGCCAGTGCGGCGATGGTGGCGTTCTGGATGTTCAGTGGAGTGTTGTTCTTGATGAAGAAGGACATCAGTGTGTGGCCGAGCTCTGATTTGCCTGAACCTTTCGGACCGAAGAGGTTCAGGATGGGGAAGTTCTTGGTATATGACGTGACGATGTCACGGAACAGTGTGGCGAAGAGATACATGACGCCGACCTTGGCGTTGTCGCCGAAGACGTCGGACATCATCTCACAGTAGTGCTTCAGCGTGATGGAAGAATGGTTGTCCTCGTGAATGAACATTCTCTCGAACTTGAACATATCCTTACGGTCTGTGTAGATCTTCGACATGGCCGGAAGATAATAGTTGTCTGTACCCTTCACCTCACCTTTGTCATTGTATCTGTCGATGCGGACGATGCCATAGTCATCGACCGGGAGGAACTTTCCTTCATAGACGATGCCGTTTCCCCAGACAAAGAATCCTGACTTGTTCCAGCCCAACTGTTTTATCTCGACGGCCGTCTCAGTATTGTCGTAGAGATAATCGCCGAAAGCATTCAGTTCCTCCGGTCCTGCCTTCCATCGGAAGTTGCCCATGGAGCCGACGCGCTCACGAAAATTCATGAGTGAGTACATTTCGGCCTCCTTCATTTCCACGAGTGCTTCCTCATGGTAACAGTTGACAAGTTTGTAGATTCGTTTTGAGTTGTATGGGTCCTTGATATGGAAAAGAGGGCGCATGATGAAGTTCGACCATTGCTTACCTGCAGCAGAGAAGCAGCAGTTCTTCTGCTCGTAGAAGCCGTACTGTTTCAGCGTGTCGATGTCTCCGGCCTTGCTGATGCTCTCGGCCTTCCTTCGGTTGTAGTCCTTGATGGCCTGCTTCTGTGCCGACCTCCAGATGTTCTTTGAGCCGTACTTGTTTCCGAGCTTGTCGATGATGGCATTCTGCGTGTACTCGTCCTGAATGAGGATGGCCACACTGCAGATCTCCTTGATCTTCTCGCTCTTCTCTGTGGTGTTGTCATCCTTGTCTATGAGTTTCTCCGCGTACCAGATGACGAAGTCTTCTTCCTCGAGCTCTTTCAGTTTCGATGCCGACGTGACGTATGAGTCGGCGTCCTCTTTCTTGCCGTCCTTGCCTTGCGGTATCTCCTTCACCGTAACACGGAAGCCGGCCTCCATGGCCTTCTTGCCGTTTTTGATGGCAATGGCCGTGCCTGGTCCGATTCGTTGTCCAGGTTTTTGGTCGGAGTCTGGGATCCAGCACAGCGTCGCTGTTGTATTGTGTCTGCCGAAAAGGGATTTCAGCATCTGGAAGTGGCCGTCCGTCCATGCCGCGCCGAGAGCAGCTACGGCATTCTCGATGCCGACAGACTGCAGCGTCATTGCGTCGGGCGCTCCCTCGACGCAGTACATCTTGTTTTCCTGGATTGCCTTCTTGCGAGCGATGTCAAGACCGAAGATGTTCGTCCCCTTGTGGAAAATGAAAGAGTCCTTGTTGTTGATGTACTTGGCCGTGTCAGCGTCCTCCTGCATCGTCCTTGCGGTAAAGGCCACGACGCGTCCGAACTTGTCCGTGATAGGGATCATGATTCTGTCTCGGAAGACATCGATGTAGTTTCCCCGGCTTGATACCTTTATTAAGCCGGCTTCCTCCATCAACTTCAGCGAGTAGCCTTTCTGCTGGGCGAACTTCACCAGTGCGTCCCATTCCTTCGGCGCATAACCGATGCCCTTGATCTCGCCGAAGTCCCGGTCTTCGTCAGGTCTTGTCTTACCTTCTTTTCCCTCCACCAATGTAACCTGTCGGTGGTTCCATCGACGGTTGACGTAGGCGAGCGCTGCCAAAGAATCCGGTGTCTTCTCGAGGATCTTGTGTCGATAGAACTCAGCAGCAGCCTGGTTGATGATGAACATCGACTCGCGCTTCTTTTGTTCCTCTATCTCTTTTTCCGTCCTCTCTGATTTGTCCTCCTGCACCTCGATACCGTATTTCTTGGCCAGGAACCTGATAGCCTCTGGAAAAGTAAGCCCTTCCTTTTCCATGATGAAGTTGACCGGGTTGCCACCCTTACCGCAAACAAAACAGTGACAGATATTCTTTGACGGGCTTACGACAAATGAAGGATTGTGGTCATTGTGGAATGGGCACAGTCCTTTGTAGTTGACGCCAGACTTCTTCAGGTCAACATAGTCGGCGACGACGTCGACTATGTTGGCCATGTTGAAGACTTGGTCTATTGTTCTTTGACTTATCATGAGATGATTGCTTTAGATGATGTGCGCAAATTTATGTTTTTCCTTTCCCCTCTAAAATTACTGGCTATTTGAGGTACAAGTCGTACTCCGGTTTGCGCCAGTAGGTATCTTTCATTGGGAAGGCAATCTCTTTGCCGTAGAATGTTGTGAGGTAGTAATCTTCTTTATCCTTCAATTCATTTTTCTTTGTGTATGCCCTGCCTATAGGATCCCACAAGATGCTTACTTGCTTTTCTTCATCATCATATAATCCGAATCTAACGACGTTCTTCCCCTCGTGGTTCTTCAGCAATGAAACTCGTGTTAGTCTGAATCCCTTGGCCTTGACAGCCTTTTCGAATATCTCTATTGTAAACATGGTTTTCTATTTAGATGTTCAACATATATTTTCAACTTAGTGCACCATTTTCCATTGATGCAGTTTCTTGCGAGCTCGCAAGATGCGCATGGAGTATTTGTCTTCATAAGAAATCGGGTGACCCCCTTATGGCAGGGAGAAAACGAACCCTTTTTTAGGGGTCACCCCAACCGCATGAACTAATTACTTTGAAGATTCGAACATTTCCTTGAAGAAATCGATGTCTTCTTTGTTGCATTCTATCTTCACCCATCTAATTCCTTTGTAGGCTTTCTTGACTACGCAAGAATATGGCTTGTCACATTTGTCCAGCAACCTGTAAAGGTTGTAGAGTTTCAATCCTTCCAACTGGCAGAAGATCTTGCCAGCCCACTTATGCTTTCCATTTTCCGTCATATCCTTTGGCATTGGCTAATTTCTTGAACGTCTCGAAGTATTCATTCATCGATTTTATGATGTCCTCACGTGCATCAGCCATTGTCTGTCCGTATATGGCAAATGCCATGGTTGCGGCGATGTTCCCAGCGGCGATCTTGATGGCAGACAGACTTACAGTCTCCATGGAATCGAATTTCTTTTTGAGTGCTGTTGTTGCTACTGCTGCTATGTCGTGAGCCTCCCTCATTATTTCCAACTTTTTCTCGTCTTCGTCCATATTATATGCTTGTTAGTCTTAGTTTCTTGATGATTTCCCTGCAGTTCTTAACTCCCAGTTTTTTCTTTATCCTGAATAGTTGAACCTTGATAGTGGATGGACTCTTGCCCAGTCTCTGGGCAATCTCCTTGAAGTTGAAACCCTTGACGTACAAGTCGGCCGTCTCTTTTTCCTCCTTGCCTAACTTGTAGATGCCTTTGGGTTTACAAATGATTCCTTCGGAAGGACAGAACCGGCCTCGCAGAGGACATTTGACTTCCTCAAAATTGAGGATGTCATCCTCGATGTCTCTTGTGAGGTTGTCGTCTGCCCCGAAGTTGCAACTTATGAATCTCTCGGCCATGAGATATTTTCTCTCGGTCGGATCCGCTGTCTCATACAGTGTAGCCAGTCTGGCGTAACTTGCCGGGTAGCGTTCCTTGATGATGGAGACCACCTTCTCTACGATGTCCGTGGAAAATTTGGTAAGGCGCTTTACAGTGCCTTTCTCGTCTTCATAGAAGACCTCTCCTCTGCTGCTGGTTCTGAATTCTACTTCCATTCTTCTGATTCAATGATTTGTTCGAGTGCCTTGCCTTGCTCATACCTAAGGTGAGAAATTGGATTCTCCCTTAGTTTTCCTGAGAGTGTAATGGTCGATATTCCAAGTTTCCATGCTGCGTAGGACAAGAACTTTGTCTTGTCATCGCGGCTAAGGTTCTGGTAAAAATCCATTGGGTTTACTTTCATAATTTCGTGCTCAAAAATTTGCAATTACCAATTACTAATATTAACTTTGACGATGCAAAACTAATATTAATAATTAATATTACCAAGTTTATGGAGAACTTTTCTTCATTTGCGTGGTAAATTTAACAGTTTTTATATGAAGTACGTACGCGTTAGTTTAGAAAAGGTCAAGGCTGCACTTGCAGCCGCCGGCCTTACTCCCCGTGACTTAGTTAAGGAATATTACGGTCATGGTCCTGAGACAAAAGGCTATTTCAATAGCCTGGTGCATGAAAACATGAAGGCGAGCAAACTCTGCAAAGTTTGCAACATTATTGGTTGCCGTATGGATGACATCTTTGAGATTGAAGGAGATACTGACGTAGAAGTTTCTCCTCATATCCATGGTAATCACAATAATGTAAACAGCACTGTCATCAATCAGGATGTCACCTCTTTGCGGTCGGAAAATCAAGCGTTGAAGCAACTGATTGAGGAGAAGGACAAGCGAATCAAAGATTTGCAGAACAGTTTGAACATGGTCATTGCTTTGGCCCAGGGAAAGACGGACTTGGGCCAATCTTCTCCCGAAAAAAAATGAGTTAACTATTTGATTATTAATTTTTTATCCCTGCTTAAAGTGGGACGTTATCGATACAATTTAACCGTTGATTTTCCCTCAGATCGGCTGTTTTTCCGCCTAAAAACACCCTGCGGAGACGGGATTTTTAATCCTGCCTCCGCAACTATAACGTCCGAAGTCGTTGAAATTCAACACTTCGGACGTTTTCCGGTTTTTAAGCCGGACAATATTCGGACGACGTTTAATAGTTGCATTGGTTGCGGTAGGCGAACAATGTAAAAAAAATGTCTCACTTAGAAAATGAGCTCATATCCTCCAAATGTATAGTTCAGTTCACCTTGCCACGGCTGCATAAGGGAAAGCAGTGGTATGTAGATTTCTTCGCATACGACCCGGCACGGGGCAAGATGCGGCGGAAGAAATACATGCTCGACCACTATAAGAACGAGCAGGACCGCGAGAACGTGGCGGCCATCCTTATCCATAATATTTTTGAGAAGCTGAAGGTGGGATGGAACCCATTCGTCAACGCAAGGAAGACACGGCAATTTACCGAGTTTTCCACAGTCCTGCAGCGGTATCATGATTATACGGTTGTTGCCGAACAAAAGGGCATGCTGAGGGCGAAGACGGCGGTGGACTACCGCAGCCGGTTGAACCAGATGAAGATTTATCTTCAAGAGGTGGATACGGGCATAAAGTATGTGTATCAGTTCGATAGGAGCTTTGCCATTGATTTCCTCGATTACCTTATTCTCGACAAGGATGTGTCGCCAAAAACGAGGAACAACTACCGCACCTGGCTCTCCACCTTCGGCACTTGGCTGAAGGACCGGCTGTACATCGACGATAATCCCATCGACGAGATACACATGCTCAAAGAGGAGGAGAAGTTCCGTGACCCACTCACGGATGCTGACCTTGTGCGCCTGAGGGATTATACGAAGAAGTACAATCCGCCTTTCTACCTTGCGTGTATGATGGAGTACTACTGTTTCATCCGTCCCGATGAACTACGCTATGTCCGCGTCGGAGACATCAGCATCAAGGACCAGACAGTATTCGTTCATCCTGAGTTTGCCAAGAATCGCAAGGGGCAGGTGGTCGCGCTCAATGACAATCTGTTAAAGATTATGATTGAGCAGAAAGTCTTTGACCACCCATCAAATGAGTTCTTATTCGGACACAAGCTCGTTCCCGGTCCCGAAAAAATTTATGTAAACCAGTTCCGCCTCGAGTGGGCAAAGGTGAGGAAGGCATTGGGCTGGCCGAAGTCGTACCAGTTCTACAGTCTGAAGGATTCCGGCATCCGAGACCTGGCCAATGCCGAGGGCATCGTCGTGGCACGCGACCAGGCACGCCATTCCGACGTTAGTGTGACGAACAAGTATCTGAAAAATTCCAATGTCGCGCACGAGGAGACCAAGCACTTTAAAGGGGAGCTATGAATCACTCACCGCTCCCCTTGAAAAACAAAATTGGAATATATATATAATGAAATGAGATCAAAGTATCTCGTAGAAGTAACCGGTTTTCTCTTTGTCGATGCCGTCGTCGGTGACGTTCATTTCCACTTTCTCGCATATATACCTCTTGTTGAAGACGTATATCTTCGAGGGGTCTGGAATGTCATCTGTGATGAACTTGATGGTAATCGGGTTGTTTTTATCAATATCAACCTTTCCGTAACGCCCAGTGGGTGTTGCACTCTGTCCGCCATTCCCAAAACTTAGCTCCGGCAAGGCCTCCAACGCCAAAGACCCACTTTCGCGAAACAGGACGCCCGGGTATATTCTAAAGTCTGTATAAAGCACGGGTACTCTGTATCTCGTGTCCTCATTGTCCAACCGCCTGTCGTAGGCCACAGCCTTGTGGGCCTGCAGGTTCACTACGTTCTCGGCCTGAAAGGCGACGGGCATCTTGTCCTCATCCTCCGTTGCCGAGGGCGAGTCGCTGGAACTGCCCTGCATGGCATCCTGTAAAGAGTAGTAATACTCACCATCTTCGTCCACCTTCATGTCCTCAAAACTTTGCTCTTTCTTGTTGGTTATAGAAGGCACCACGATAAAGGGATTTCCCAGCTTATCACCCAAAAGCGTGTATACGTCAACTTTCCCAGTTCTCAGCCGGCGTTGGTAGATGGCCGATGGACAGATATTCAGGTCCTGGAAAGTGTCGCTGTTCATGTCGCGTATAATTGGATTAAAAATTCCGCATAGCGTACACTGCTCTGAGGTTTCCTCTGTTTCCGGGTTACCGTCTTTTGGCAGATCGGCCCACACGTAGTAGTCGTAATTCACCTTAAAAATAGTGGACTTGCGCTCTTTTGTACCCATCTTTTTAGCTGCTGCCACCATGTCGTTGTAGGATGTATAAGTCTTTATGGGATAGTTTCTCTGCACACTTTGACTAATATATTCCCGCCAGTCACGGTTGGCTGAGTCGTCAAAAGAATACTCGATATTCGAAGTGGCGAGGTTGTCCAAGCCCTCTTCATCATACTCCACAGAGAATTCGTCCTCGTAATCATAGGTTATCATGTCATTGGAGAGCAGCTCGTTCGTAGCGAGGACATCAACGGTCTTGCCTATCTCATCAAAGACGAAAGAAGCGTTAAAGAACTTGCGCAGCTCATCGATGAACTTATACACCGTCCAGTGCGGGAGGGTATCTTTGATCTTCCCCGACTTACAAGCCGACACGATGACCAACCGGTTCCAGGGCGTTTTGTCAAGATCGTTACGCCGAATGGTGTAGCCTTCGTACTCCATCACTTTGCGCAGCACATAAAGAAGATATGGACTAATGGCGCAATTTACAATGAAAGAATAAGTCCCTTGTGGAAACTTTACGCCATTTATTTTCAGTTTCTCAAGCTTCATCAGGCATGGTCTGTTGGCCACAATATCGTTGGTCTCATCGTAGGTAGGGCTAAGTACGGCCACACCTCTTTGACCGATGATATTACCGGTAGTAAGGTCCGTAAGAATTCCCCACTGAGTGTTATTCATATTAGGGTATCCCGCTCCAGCTTTCTCATACACCTGCTTGTTGATGCCCGTGTCGAGAACAACAGAGGGATAGTCTATCTCATCGATGAAGTGCTTCTCGAATTTTGAGTTGTATTTGATTCGGCTCTTTCCGCCGACGATCTGCAGCTTCACCACATCGTTGGTAATCGACGTAACCGTACCCTTGCCGCTGATGATAAGGCGGTTGGCGGCGTAGAGCTTGCAGTCGTCGAAATCGGCCAAGGTCTTCTTCACGTCAAGGCGCTGCACATTGTTGAAGATCTCGCGGTTGCGTGCGATATCCATGGGAAATGAGATGTCATAGGTATAGGAACCAGAGTCCTTGACGAACTGGTTTTCATACGTGACCTTTATTTTGTCGGAAGACGACGGATATGCCGTCTTGCCGTTGAGCGAACATACAATCATAGCTTACTTGTTCTTTTGAATCTGGTTCCAATGCTTTTCCTGCTTCTTGAAGTTCTCCATCGACACGTTGGCCGTGATGCCACCGTCTATGAGCGACCCGAGCTTCTCCAAGGTGTCGCGCGCCTGTCGCAGGGTGTCGGCCAGCTCGCTGTTGTCGGTCTGCACGTTGACGGTTGGAGCCGACACCACTGTTGCACCTCCCACACCCATGGCACGGCTCACGTCTGTTGCAGTGAGCCGTCCGACGGTGTTGTTGCGCTGTGCCACGTCGATGAGCCGGAGGGCAGGGAGCAGCTGCGGGTTGTTGACGGCGTTGTGGTTGGCCACGAACTCACCCTCGTGCACCACTCCTGCCTCGCGCCGATAGCGGCTGCCGCCCGTGAAGCCACCCTCATAGTAGCCCGCGGCCTCTGCTTGGTGCTGTTTCTTGATGGTAGCCACTTGCATGGCACCGTAGGCCAGAGCCGCAGCTGCGGCGATGGGCGCAAGGATATGGCCCACCACGGGGATGGCAGCTGCCGACTTATAGGCGCTGATGGCAGCCTCGGCGGTCTGCACGGTGGCCTGAGCGATCTCCATACGCATGGCTTTTTTGTTGGCCTTGTTTTTCTCGGCAGCTATCTTCTTGTCTCGCTCTTTCTCTAATTTCTGCACTTTGGCAGAGTTGTTCCCAGCCTTGCTGATTCGCTGGTCGTATTCTTTCGAAATCATGGCCACCTTATAGTCGCAGTTGGCTTGTGTATAGGCCACATCGGCTTGACCGAAGGTCTGAATGGTATCCCAAGCTGCCTTGGCCATGTCTGGAAGATTGTTCCAGAGCTCTTTCCAAAGCTTGTTCCTTTGCGTCAGCCCATTCCTGGTCGTTTATCAGGTCCTTATTTTTTGCCTCTTTGAGTTTGGCGTAAGCTCCCAGGTAAGTACCGATGGTTCCTGCCACACCTATCATGCCTTGCGTACCTGTAAAGCCATTAGGCGAGGCGACGGTATGATCCGACAGCCCGGCTTTGTCAAAGCCACGGGCTGCCGCGTCGCTCATCTCTTTGTTGTCCTGTGCCTGGTTGGAGCGCTCCTCATTCCGCTTGCGGGCGTATTCGGTCTAGGTGTCGGCCAACCACTGCTCATACTCGGCTTTGAGAGCCTCCAACTCGGCCTCCAATCGCTTATACTCTGCCGAGTCTTTGTCGAGGCTCTTCATCTTTTCCTTGTAGACAGAGACGATGTAGTCGAGGCCCGCCTTGATGGTGGCCTTCTGCTCCGCCTCCTGTTCAGCCTCCTGCTCATCAAGCGACTGCTTGCGAAACTGACCCTTGAAACGGTTGTAGGACTCCAGCCACTCCTGTTGCCGCTTCTGCCGGCGCTCCTCGTCCTTGGCATCCCGCTCGGCCTGAATGCGCTCAAACTCCTTGGTTCCTTCCTTATAAAGGGTCAGGCGCTGGTCGTAGTAGTGCATCTCATTCTTGAAGAGCGCCTCGTCGAGCTGTTCCTGATGTTGGAAGGCTTCTGCCGTGGGATCGTAAAAGGCAGCCTTGAGCTTGGCGGCTACAGTCTGGCGTTCCTGCTCATAGCCTTCTTCTGTGTCCTTGCGGATCTCGCCCATGGTATCGGCAAGCGTCTTGGCTTGCTCATCACACACCTTGTTGTATTCGTCGCTGTCTTTCTTGTAGAGGGCCTTGAGCTTCTCATAGTAGGCCGTTTGAAGTGCCTCTTTGTCTGCCAAATAGGTTTTGTAGGTGATGTCGCCCTGCTGATAACTTTGCTCCTCCAATGCAAGCTCATGGTCGAGCTGGTTTTTGAGCTTTGTAGCGGGGGCTTCCTTAGGTGTCGTGTTGGATGAGACTTTACCGCTGCCAGTCTTCCCGCTTTTGCCGTTGACGGAAGTGTCGTTGCCAAGGCTGTTCCCGAAGTCTTTGTCATTAATTGCCATCAACTGGGCTTCGGTGGAGACGTTCTTGCGCATATACTCGTGAAGCCATTTATTCTCATCCTGCAGTGCCTTATTAATATTCTGATGAACTTTCAGCCGCGCTCGATCGTACTCGAGTTGCGATTTACTTGCTTTGAGTTGTTCGTTGGCGTCTTTCAGATATGGGTTGCCAACACTTGCCGGGGTAAATGCAGCAGCTCCTGAGCCTACACCGTCAATGGCAGCCTGTCGCATAGATTGTTGTTGCTCTTTGATAAGGCGCTGCCGCTTGTTCACTCCATTTCTCCAAGCTTCTATGGCGCGCGCCTCGTCTATCTGCTTGGCGGCGTTTTCCTCCAATTTCTTGTTGATGGCACGAGCCAAGGCCACTTGGTCGAGCATAGCGATGTAGTCATTGATGGCCTTGGTGTTGCTGCGATATTTGGCTCCCTCGGTGTCGAGTGTGGCGAAATAGCTGGGTACGATATTCTGCAGCTGCTTGGCCGCGTCCATGCGGTCCTTGGTCTTCTTGGTGTTGTCCTCTACGATCTTCGTGAGCTGCTGCACCTTTTCTTTTTGGGCTACGGCACTCTTTGCCGCCTCGTCCTGCACACTGGCCAAGTCGCGCGTTCTCATGGATGCCAATATCGATGCCTTTGACTGCACCTCCAAGGCTTTGGCACTTTCCCTCGCTGCTTTCACGATGCCGTAGATGGCAATGCCTACGACGGACAGCACTGTGGCCAGCGCTGTCCATGGATTGGTCATATTGGCAATCTTGGCGGCTCGCATCACGGCCACATAGCCTTTCACTCCATTAGTAATGAGGGCATATAAGGCCTGAAAGGGAATGAGTGCCGAACGGAGTAGTAGCAACGAGGCTGTCTTCGCCTTTGTCAAGGTGAGTTCTATCTTATCGATGGCAACTTTGACCCGCTGCCAGACAATATTGATTTTCAACTCTGCCGTCAGCAGCTTGTCGGCTATCCGTGCTCCGCCAATGGCTACGGCTACCACCCCTATCACCTTGGCCAGAGAGAACAGGGTGTCTCTGTTCTTGAGAATCCAAGTAATGGCCTCTATCATTCCAAGCTTTGCCTTGCCAAAGATGCCGGCCATCTGAGCGCGTATGGGGCTGAGCTGCTTGCCAAGTTCCATCTGGGCGTTCACCATCCTGGCATTGGCCTTGGCGGCGCGGTCGGCTGCGGTCTCAGCATACCCGCCCGTCTTTTCCATCCGCTCTTGGATGATGCTGATGACACCCTGCACAAAGTCGCCTGTCTCGGCTGTCTTCTCCTTAATCTTTTGTGCGGAGAGACCGAGGTTGTCGAGAATCTTGGGACTTTGGCGGGTCATGCCGTCCACGAGGCTGTTCACCATGTAGTCGAGACTCTCGCCGGTGTCCTTGGCTTGTTGCTGGGCAAAGGCAAGAAGCTTGCCAAGTTGTTCCACAGGCAGGTCAAAGTTGGCGAACTTCACTGCCTGTTGCATCAGTTGCATGTCGTTGATGGTGCCGTGGGTCTCTTTGCGCAGATTGGCAAGCAGCCCGGGCCTGTCTATGCGCTTGAAAGCAATCTCTATACCCTCAGCCTGCTTAGCCACATCCATTGACTCTTGGGCCAAACTGGTTACCTTGGAGATAACGCCGGAGACACCTTGTTCGAGACCGAAGAAATTGGTGATGGCAAAACCTATTTTATTTATATTTTCAAGCCATTGCCACTTATCCTTCTTATTGACAAGTTCATTGGCTTGGTTAACGTTCCTAAGCTCTTTCTTGGCTCTGTCAAGTTGCTCCGCGAGAAACTTCCATTCCTGAGAGTTTCTGGCCACATTTCCGCTGGCCATTTCTTTGTTGATGGCACTGATAGTTCGCTTGATCTCCTTTATAGAGGATGATCCAAGGTTATTCAATACGTGCTCTACGCTCTGCGCAGTGGTGCGCATAGAGTTCAACTCTTTGGTCGATTGGTTAAGTTCCTTCTTCAGCGAATTGAATTTGCTCCAGTCTCCTGCATCTGCAGCCTTGGACATATCAGCGCGTATCGTGGATATGCTCTTTTCCAACTCTCTGATTTTATTCTTTGCCTGATCATCGTTGAGAAATATCTTGGTCGTGAAAGTCTGGGTTCTGTCTGCCATAAAAAACAAATGCTATTTTTGTGATTATGATGTCGCAAAAATAGCATTTACTCGTAAAATAGGAAAATACGCATTTCTCAGTATCTACCAATATCTATTAGGTCTGCCTCTTTGTCAGGCACCCAATGAGAAGACAATGATCCTCCGTTGAATTCCCAATGCCCTTTTGGTCTACGAGCTGACTTCCTGAGCTTTTTTTCTGCTTTCTTCCGTTCATACTCTTCCTTCATAGCCTTCATCTGTGCTTCATTGGGACGATAGTCGCTGAAGATATAGTCCACGATGATAATCACCGGGCAAAGCAGGAAGAACCCGGCAACGCAGAGAAAGTAAATCATCAAAGCATCCATAAGGCCTATATTTTCTTATTTCTACGGCAAATATAACAAGATTTTTTGGATTATACAAATTTTCATTGCAGTATCTGCAATAAAAACTGCAATTAATTCTTACTACGCATTTTCTCCAGTTCCAGAGCCTCTCTTGCCTTGGCATTAAGTTCGGTGAGGGCGCGCCAGCATGCGAGGTTGAGCACGGTGTCCTCCTTTGTCACGTCGCCGCCGGTCAGGGCCCGCAGCTGGATGTTGTAGAGTTCTATGAAGTTCACAGGGTCCGGCTCGCCATCTTCCACTACGGTCTTCTTGAAGAAGTGCGGGAAGGCGCGGGCCATGACTTGTTTCACGTGCAGAAACCACAGCAGCGTACCCACGCGCTCGCCGGGGGTGAGCGTAACGTCCTCCACAACCTTGTCATGGTCGTCCACGGCATCGCCGTAGCCTGCCGCACGGCCGTGGCTGTCGTGGTAGAGCCACTGTGCAAGGTTATCGATATATTCCATGTCTTTGGTCTCGACAAACAGCTGGTAGTATTTCTCTGCGTGCAGGTACTCGTTGAAGGTCACGCCTTGCTGCAGCAGGGCATCGGCCGCATGGAGTCCACAGACTGCATCCAACCTACAGTCCATGTCCTCCACTTGGTCGATGAAGTCAAATTGGCTGGTGAACCCCTGTATCTCTGAGGTGGTGAGGTAGATGACGCGCTTCTTGCCGTCCACCATCGTCCAGAACTTCCAGCCGAAGCGGGTGTGCCGGATGACATGCAGGCCGCAGAAGTAGATGAGCATGTAGGTCTTCACCGCCGTGGGCTCCTGCTCGATGGCCATGAGGTCGAAGACGGTCAGCAGCTGCTCCTGGCTCAGTGCTCTCCACGACGTGGGGGCGGTGAGCCTGATGTTCACCGTGCGGCTCTTCTCATCCGTTGAAGACGTAGCCTGCACTGTCTTTACTGTTTTTGAATGGCTCATAATGGTTGGCTTGGTAATTGGTACTCTCGCGATAGAGCTTGAAATACTCCTGGTTGTCCTCGCTGTCGAGGATACGCATCAGGCGGCGATAGACGGGCTGCTTGAGCGTAGTCGCACCTTTCACTGCCCAGGTGTCAGTGAACTTCACCACGAGGGCGATGACTTCGCGGTAAGGTTCCAGCCTGTTGGGGTCTCCTCGGCGGAAGGCGTCGAGGATGTCGTCCATCTGGCGGTCGCCCATCCTCATGCGCAATGTCTCCTCGGCTTCCTCTATGGTCTGCTGGTAGCCATCCCAGTCGGTAGCCGAGGCGTTCTGATGGGTCTCGAAGAAGAAGGTGTATTCATCATAGAGGTGTCCGATGAAGTGGCGGGCCTGCTCGGTGGCTCCCCAGTTCTCACTGCGCAGGAGGTTGAGCGTCATGGCCAGCGTCCTGTGGTACTGGGTGCGCAGCTCTCCCTCCAGGGCATCGACGCGCTGCTTGCTCGCCGGAGCGAGATTGTCGTTGCTCACCACGCCGAAGCCAGTAGGGGTGAGCACGAGGTCGAGTTGGCGCAGCACACTGAGGAAAGCCGACAGACACACGAGCTGCTTGTACCAGTTGAAGAGTGTCGAGCCCTCGCCAAGCTCTTCCATGCGCTGCATGCCGGCCACGCCGAGCAGGGCATCGTTACTGAAAGACAGCTGACAAGCAATGGCTGGCTTTACACTCTCATATACGCTGTCATTGGCAGCTGCGCCCACGGGCAGTGCCTGTTCGAAATCACTCTTGGTTATCGTTATCTCCATTGTCGTCTGAGTTTGAGTTTCCACTAACTTTCTTGGCATCCTTGTTTTCGTCGAGGGTGGTGAGCATGAGCATCGGCACATCGACGGTGCACCTGTCCGACCACCCGTTGTAATGCAGGATGACGTGGTAGGGCTTGGCCATCACGTCATGATAGATTTTTTCGAGCGCTTGTTTTAGTGTGAAGAGCTCGCGCTTGTCGGAGCCGGAGTTGTTCATCTGGCTCTTGCCCGGTGTGGCACCCACAAGGTTGGGGTGCACACCGTAGGCGAAGCAGAGAGCGTTGGAAGCTTCCTCCATGTCGCCGCTCCAGTTGCCGCCCTCCTTCTTGCTCGGGTCGTTGAGATTGATGATGCGCACCATGCGGTTCTCCTTGCCGTTGGGGTCGATATAGTAGCCGGTGACAAGGGCCTTGCCGGCATTCTGTACGCCGCACACGAAGTCGACGATGTTCTGCCGCTCCTGCTTCTTGCGCTCCTCACGCTTGACAGGATCCTCGATGTTCTCGTTGTCGCATACGTTGTCCCAATACTCCTCGTGAACTTCTATCTGCACCCTCGGCGCACTGGTGTTCTTGATCATGAAGCGTTTGCCGATACCTATCAGGCGGTAGATATCATACCATGAGTCGCGGAAGATGCTCGAGTAATAAGGCACGGGATAATATTGGTAGCCGGGTGTGGCCATACGTGAGAGGATGGCGAACTTGCGGTCCTTGGTGGGCTTGTTATGGATGAGTCCCGTGGCGGGGTCGGGACGCTTGCCCATGCGCACCTCAAGGTCGCCGAGGGGGTCCCAGTAGTCGAGCAGCGGGATGGCCTCGATGCGCTTCTCGTTGAAGTGGCCGATGCGGAAGTTGCCGAAGAAGACGTGCTCTATCTTGCCCGATTTTGTCGAGGGGGCGTACTCGAAGCGGCAGTAGCAAGCCTCCTTGTGGCGCACCTGGGCAATCTGTGAGCCGTCACGGGTAAGGATGATGCAGGTGACGGAGAAGTTGTACATCTGCATGTCGGTGCACTGCTCGGCAAAGCACTCCTGCAGGGAGTTCCTGAGACAGAAGTCGCGGATATCGGGGTCATCGACATCCTTCTTCTCCTTCCTGTCGACAAAGCGCAGCCCCTGGCCGTAGCAGCAGATGGTGTTGAACTGCTGGCACTGGGCGGTGATCATGTTGTCGAGCACATACTTGCGGATGGTGTGGGGCAGCATGTCGTCGATGCCGAAGGGCACATACTTTT